GGTGTTGAATATCTACAAATAAAATGAATTGGTTTATATTTTTCTTTAGTTTGACATTGAATATTATAACCTTTTTGAATATAAATATTAATAATATATTTAATCATTTCAGGTGTTGAATATCTACAAATAAAATGAATCGGTTTCCATTTATCTCGAGTTTCACATTGAATATCATGACCTTCTTTAAGATAAATATCAATAATATATTTAATCATTTCTGATGTTGAATATCTACATATCAAATGAATAAGTCTCATTCCTTTTTTGTTCATCAAAATAATATTATTTTTAATAAAAAATTTAACTAAATCATTATTTTTGAAGAAATCAAAATTACCTAAATTTTGAATATCAAATGTTATATTTAAAATATTTGAATTAATAATTTTATTATAATCTTTATTTTTAATACATTCAATAAAATTAATTTCTGGTTTATATCTTTGAATATCTTTATTTAATTTTAAAAAATTATTAAAAACTTTATTAAAAATAAAATCATGTGAAATATTTTTATGATTTAAAATTATTCCAGTTTTAGGACTAGTATTATTATTTTTTAACCATTTTCTAATAGCATCGTTTTCATACATAAATCCATCTGAAGCCATAACTGGTTCATAAAATATTTTACCTGTTAATGGGCATATAAAATCATTTTTTATAAATTTATAAGAATATGACATTATTTCGAAGCGTTTAATTAAATCTGTTAAGGTTGACATTATATATTTTTTATATTAATTATAATATAAATATATCAATTTTTATTTTGATTTTTACGAGTGTATTATGAAGTATAGTTCTTTCGTAAATATGGACAATCAATTTTTATAAAATTATACTTTAATATTTTATAATTATTAATTACTTATTTCATTTTATTAATAAATATAAATATTTATTAATAAAATAATATAAAAGTTTATAAAAATATTTTTATAAAATATAATTTTTTTTTTTTATAAAAATAGAGAGAGAGGTTTGTAAGCATGCTTCAGTAAGCCATATAATGCTTACATATTATTGTTTATGTTTAAAGATTTTCTATATTTAAGTATAAATGTGCTTACATAATGCTTACATTTGTAGTTTTTGTGGTAAAAAATATAAACACCGACAAAGTCTATATCGACACGTAATCATTAAACACTACAATAATAAAAAACAAGATCAACTAAATTCAACTTTTGAGCAATATAATTTAATTATAGATCAACAAAATTCAACTTTTAATCAACAAAATTCAACTTTTAAACAAAAAATAATAATAAATAATAATTTTAAATATCATTGTAAATTTTGTAATAAAGGCTATAATATTAATCAAAGTAAATGGAAACATGAACAAAAATGTAAAATTATTACAGAAAAAAAATTAGAAATAGAAAATAAACAATTAAAAAAAGAAAATGAAGAATTAAAAATAAATTACCAAAAAGAAAATAAGGAAAAAATAAATTATCAAAAACAAATGGAAGAAATGAAGATACAAATTAAAGATCTTATTAATAAAAATTGTAAGATTCATCCAAAAACTTTACAAAAAATTAATAATATAAGTAATATGACTCAAAATAATACACAGAATAATATTAAACAACAGAATAATATTGAACAACAAAATAATAAAATTATGATTGGTTTTGATAAGATGATTCTTGAAGATGTTTTTTCTAAGAAAGAACAATTAAAAATTTTAAAACAGAAACATAATTGTTTACCTTTTTTAATAGATTATGCACATTTTAATGATAATTATCCACAACTTAAAAATATAAAAATAACAAGTTTAAGTAATGATGTTGCTTATAAATATGACGAAAAAGATAAAAAATTTATAGCATTATCAAAAGATCAATTAATAAATGAAATTGTATGTAATAGAATGATGGATATTGAAGAATTTAAATCATGTTTATATGATAAATTAAAACCACGTGAACAAGAAATAATTAATAATTTATTGAATCAATTTTATGAAGATGAAATAAAATATGCGAATAAATATAAAGATAATATTAAATTTATGATTTATAATAAAACTGATAAATAAAAATATTTAAATATAAATAACTCAGTATTTTTGTAATATTTTCTAATTGTTGATTATATTGTTGAACTATTAGTTCTTTTTCAAAATAGCAGATGATATTTGACTTTTATTAAATACTATTAATAATTGTTCTTAATCTTTTTAATATATTGAGTTATTTCAAATGTTGAATACCAGTAAATCATATCACTTTAATTCTATCATCATTTTAATATATTGAGTCATTTCAAATGTTGAATACCAGTAAATCAATATCACTTGGTTATTGTTATCATCATTTTAATATATTGAGTCATTTGAAATGTTGAATGCCAGTAAATTATATCACTTGGTTTATTTTTATCATCATTTTCACATTCAAGATTATAATTATTTTCAATATAAATATCAATAATATATTTAATCATTTTAGGTGTTGAATATTCACAAATAAAATGAATTGGTTTCGATTTATATATAGTTTGACATTGAATATCATAACCTTTTTCAATATAAATATCAATAATATATTTAATCATTTTAGGTGTTGAGCATTCACAAATAAAATGAATTGGTTGCCATTTTTCTTTAGTTTGGCATTGAATATCATAACCTTTTTCAAGATAAATATCAATAATATATTTAATCATTTCTGGTGTACTATATTTACAAATATAATGAATTGGTTGCCATTTTACTTTAGTTTGGCATTGAATATCATAACCTTTTTCAAGATAAATATCAATAATATATTTAATCATTTCTGGTGTACTATATTTACAAATCAAATGAATTGGGTTTGATTTCGATTTGTCAACATTACATTGAATATCATAATCTTTTTCAATATAAATATCAATAATATATTTAATCATTTCTGGTCTTGAATATTTACAAATAAAATGAATAGGTTTCCATTTTACTGTAGTTTCACATTCAAGATTATAATTATTTTCAATATAAATATCAATAATATATTTAATCATTTCAAATGTACTATATTTACAAATAAAATGAATAATATTCATATTTATATTATTTATAAAATTAATATTATTATCAATACAAAATTTAATTAAATTATTATTTTTTAAAAATATTTTAGTTAAATTTTGAATATTATATGTTATATTTGAAATATTTGAATTAATAATTTTATTATAATTTTTATTTTTAATACATTTGATAAAATCAATTTCAGGTTTATATCTTTGGATATCTTTATTTAATTTTAAAAATTCATTAAAAAACTTATTAAAAATAAAATCTTTTGAAATATTTTTATGTTCTAAAACTAATCCAGTTTTGGGACTAGTATTATTATTTTCAAACCATTGTTGAATTGCGTCTTTTTCATACATAAATCCATCAGAAATAAGAACAGGTTCATAAAATATTTCATGTGTAATTGGACATTTAAAATCATCATATATTAATTGATAAGTCATTAATAATTAAACATATACTTTTAATAAAAGAATTTATCAATTTTTATATAACTGATTTATTTTATAGAAATATAATTAATGCTGATTTAATGATAATAATTTTACAATTTAAAATAAATATTATAATTAGAAAAATATAATTACAAAATCTAATATAAATCAAATTATAGACATTAATAAATTATTAATTATAATTAAAATAAATTAAGTGACTCCTACTATCAGTGTGAAATAAACAAAAAGCCGAGAATTTATAAAAGTTTTTCTTCTATAAATTCTCTTCTTACTTTCACTTCATATTATTGAAGTATGAAGTGAAAGTAAGAAAAAAATAAACCTACACTAATGTGAAATGGCTGTTATGTTTATAGAATATCACACATAAGTAAGAGTCGCAAGTAATCAATTTTAATTTGCAAAAGCTAACCGAGGTTTTGCTCATACAAACTATAACTAACTCTTATTTGATTTTATATTATGGACCATTATTATTATGGACCATTATTATTATTTTTTTTTCAATTTTTATTTTGATTTGAATAAATAGACTTTGAACTTAATGTATTATTAACACTTAAATAAATCAAAATTTATTATATTTTCTCTTATATTATCATTATTAATTATATTAGATTTATTATCTAATATAATTATTTGATTATTAACATAATATTTTCCTTTTTCATATTTATTTAATTTATTAATTTTTTTATATTTTATATTTGAAATAAAACTATTTTTAATAATATTGATATTTTTATGTGTACTTATACATAATGTTGCAATACAATTATTATTTATAATATTAACATTTGTTTGAGATGCATTATGAATACTTTTTATTTTAATTTTATTATCATTCCAATATAAAGTATCATTTATTTTAATATTTCCATATTTTAAAAAACCTGATAATAATAAGCCATCACTACTATAAAATATATGTAAAATATTAAAAAATACATTATTATTTTTTATTTTATTAATTATTATTGTTTCAGTTAAAATATTATGTAGTAATAAAATAGATGGTTTATAAAAATCAATACATTTAATATTTTTAAAATATTGTTTAAATTTATTATAATATTCCCATTCTTTACCAGAAAAAAATAAAACAATATCATAACTGATACTCAGTGATATTTTCATTAATGTTTTTAAATAATTAGAATGACCAGGTGTATCAAAAAACAAATAACGATTATTATTGTAAATATAATCATAATAATTAATAGATGAAGTTAAACCGCTCTCTAATTCATGTTGGTGATTTATAATATACATTTTATCATCTTTGTCGGTAATTAATTTTGATAAAAATGTAGTTTTACCAACTTGACTTGCACCTAAAAGTAAAATATGATATTCATTATAATTATTTTCATTTTTAATAAATTTAATTTTATACCAATTACAATTATTATGCTTATTTTTTTTAATATTATATATTTTTGCATTACAACCTTTACTCATTTTTTTTAATATATTTAATGATATTTTAAATTGGTTATTTGTTAATTTATTATAAATTGTACCATCATCATTTACACCAATATAATAATAACAACAACCTTTTCCTTCAATTAATCTCCAATTCATTTGACTAGTAAGTTCTTCAATTCTATTATTATTATTAGATATTAAATAACGTTTATATTCAATGTTTCCTTCTTCAATTTCTTTTGGTAACATTATATAAATAATAAAACATTAATTTAAATAAAAATAGTTTTAAATAATAAAATATCTATTTAAAATATTTTAATTTTATATAAACGAATATTATATAATATAAATAATGACAGTGTCACGGAAAATAATGTTTATTCATACAGAAACAAATGGGTTACACAATACATATAAACCCGTATCAAAAAAATATATATTTGATTTTGCAAGACTTATAAGTTTAAAATATAGTATTGGTACATTTAATTATAAAGAAAATGGTGAAATTAATAAATTTAATGAAGAAAAAAAAGAAAAATATATTTTTACACCAAAATGTATTACTTTTGATAAAAAAGCAGAAGAAATACATGGCATTACATTTGATAAAGCAGTAAAAAAAGGAAAAGATAATTATCATATCATGAGACAATTTCAAAAAGATTTATATAAAATTGATATTATTATTGGATGTAATTTAGATTTTCATATTAAAGCTATTCAAGTTGAATTATTTCGAACTTGTACAAATATTGATTTTTCTCAATTTGTATTAGTCGATACAAGTAAATTTAATAAAAATAATGATTATATTTCTCTAGAAAAAATTTCTGAGAAATATAATATTACAAGTTCAAGTAAATTGAAACTTATTAAAAAATTATTTCCATTATTATATAATGATAGCCTTGCTTATTCATCATAATTTTTCTTCATAAAGTGGATTTTGATAAAATTTATTAACTTTGTCATATATTGTATTATGTGTTATTGATTTTCCTGACAAATCTATTAATTCATCGAGTGGAATAATGTGTTTATTTTCTTCTTTTTTATTTTTATATTTAATATAAATAATAATAATTACTATAAAAAAAATAAATATACATGATATAATAATTATTATATTTATTTTTGTTTGTTCTTCTAATGTTTTTTCAACATTAGAAGGTGTTAATACTGGTAATATTGTTGATATATTTGTTAATGGAAATGTTGTTGGAAATGTTGTTGAATATATTGTTAATATATTTGTATTACAACAAGTTGTATTTATATTAGAATAATTAATAGGACTTTTTTGTAATGTTGTTGGTTGTGATATTGTTGGTTGTGATGTTGTTAGTTGTGATGTTGTTAGTTGTGATGTTGTTGGTTGTAATGTTGTTGATTGTAATGTTGTTGATTGTGATGTTGTTGATTGTAATGTTGTTAGTTGTGATGTTGTTGGTTGTGATGTTGTTGGTTGTGATGTTGTTGATTGTAATGTTGTTGATTGTAATGTTGTTGATTGTGATGTTGTTGATTGTAATGTTGTTAGTTGTGATGTTGTTGGTTGTGATATTGTTGGTTGTGATGTTGTTGATTGTAATGTTGTTGATTGTAATGTTGTTAGTTGTGATGTTGTTGGTTGTGATATTGTTGGTTGTGATGTTGTTGATTGTAATGTTGTTGATTGTAATGTTGTTGATTGTAATGTTGTTAGTTGTGATGTTGTTGATTGTAATGTTGTTGGTTGTGATGTTGTTAGTTGTGATGTTGTTGATTGTGATGTTGTTGGTTGTGATGTTGTTGGTTGTGATGTTGTTAGTTGTGATGTTGTTGATTGTGATGTTGTTGTTAATATAGATGATAGTTGTGTTGAGATTGGTATATAATATTTATCTAAATTATTTATTTTATAATATTCTGAATTAGACTTAAATAAAATATTAGTATGTTCATAACAATAAAAATAACAATCTTTACTTTCTAATTCAAAAATTAAATTATTATTAATTATATTTTGTTTAATAATATGTTCATATCTTTGAAGATTTCCATTATAATTAGTAATATGAAAACTTATATTTTGTGATCCTTCATATTGGCAAATATTATTACAATTATTAAAGCCATTTGAAATTGATAAAAAAGATAATAGTAATAAAAATAACATTATTAATATTCTTATTATTACTTTATATAAAATTATAAACTATTGTAAAATTAAAATATTTAATCTAAGTTTCTTCAATAATTCAAATATTTATATCATAATACAATTACTTTATTTTTGCATATAACTAATAATATGAATTAAAATTGAAAAGTTTAATTTTTACCATATACTTCATTACTTTGTTGACTAACACGTATAAATGTAGTTCTTTTTGATAATTCTTTTAAAGTTGAGGCACCTACATATGTACACGTTGAGCGTATACCACCAAGAATATCATTCATTGTATCAGCAATAGGTCCACGATATTTAATTAAAACCCGTTTACCTTCACTCGCTCTATATTTAGCAATCCCACCACTATATTTATTCATTGCTACTGATGATGACATTCCATAAAATTCTTTATATTTAATACCATTTTCTTCAATAATTGCCCCATGACTTTCATCATGTCCTGCCATCATACCACCAAGCATTACAAAATCGGCACCTGCACCAAATGCTTTTACAATATCACCACTATTTGTACAACCACCATCACTCATTAACATTCCTTTTAATCCATGAGCAGCATCAGCACATTCAATAACCATACTAAGTTGAGGGTAACCAATACCAGTTTTAATACGTGTTGTACAAACACTCCCTCCACCTATTCCTGCTTTAACTATATCGACACCGTTCATAATTAATTCTTCTGTCATTTCATTTGTAACAACGTTTCCAGCAATAAGAGTTTTATTTGGGTACATTTTTCTAATATATTTAACTTTTTCTAGAAACAATTCACTATATCCATTTGCAACATCAATACAAATAAATTTAATACCATTGTCTTTATTAAGATTTTTATCAAAATCCATAATTGTTTTTAATTTATTAATATCATTATCACGTACACCAATACTAACTGCAAAATAGTCTGAAATATTATTATTTTTTATAAAATCATACCATTGTTCAACATTATAATATTTATGAATACATGTAATACATTTATATTCTGCTAATTTATATGCCATTTGAAATGTCCCCGTTGCATCCATATTTGCAATAATAATTGGAATTCCTGTCCAGGTATATTTACTATGTGGAAAAGTATATGTTCTTTCTAAATTAACTTCATTTCTACTAAATAATTTAGAACGTTTTGGTAAAATTAAAACATCTTTAAAATCGAGTTTTATATCATTAATCAGTCTCATTAAATAAAAATATTAATAATTGTTTAATTATATATAAATCAATAAATAAAGTTATACTATTTTAAAAAATACGTTCGTTTAATAAAAAAATAATATGTATACATTATTCATGTATACATATTATTTTTTAAACAATTTGATGAAAATATATTTAATATTAAAAAATCAACTGAAAAACAAGTAGAATTTATTGAAAAATTATATATATCATTTAATATATTATCTGATTATGAAATAATAAAATCAGATAATTTATTAAATGATGATAATTATCATTATTTAGTAAATTATACATTTAAATTAAAAGATTATGAAAAAATATATTCAAATATAATTAATTTAAATAATTATATTAAATTACAAAAAAAAAATAATAACGAAATTTTTAAAATATTAAATGATATAAATGTAATAAATAATGAAATAGATGAAATAGATGAAACAGACGGTTTTTTAAATAATTTTAGAGCTTTAGAAATAAATAAACAAGTTGAAATAAATAAACAAGTTAAAATAAACAAACAAGTTGAAATAAATAAACAAGCTGAAATAAAAAGCGAGTTTTATAGTTTTGATATAGAATCAAACTACACAACAATTAATTTTAAAGAATCAATAACTTATGCAATAATATATAATAATGAATTTAATAGAAGTATTATTTATGAAGATAAAGGTAATGTTAAACAACTATTATATAATAACACATTTAATTTTGAATTTATTGATAATATTATTTTAAATAAAGATGATATAGATAATATTAATTTAATAAAACATATGTTTAATTGTAAAATAATTAGTAGTAAAGATAGTATTAAAAAAAAAATTTTTATTTTTAAAAATTTAAATGGAAATAATGATAAAAATGAATTAAATGAAAAAGATATTGAAAAATATTTAAATAGTATTTATTATATTTCTGATAATATTTCTAATAAAATAAAAAGTTCTGAATTAACAAATAATATTTTATTATATTTTCGTCTCGATTTAAAAAATATTGGGTTAAAAAATAAAATATCTATGATGTTAATTGAGATTGGTTTAAAAAAAAAGAGATTTTCTGATGGAAATTATTATTATGGTTTAAAATTACGTGAAAAAGATCATAATATAATAGAATTTGATATTAACCATTTAATTAAACAAAGAAAAGAGCAAATAAATAATATTAAATACAATCCAATTAGAAACTTTTATAACAAATGATTGTTTACTGAAGAACTATACTTGTAATATACTCATAAAATTATGATTTTATATAACAAATATACTAAAATTTATATTTATAATTAATAATTATAATAATTCAATTATTTTGTAATGATTTTATATTTTTTGAGTTAATCAAAAAATATATTGTAATAATATCAAATTTAATTATTTTTTTAATTTTATAATTTAGCATTTTAACACGTTTATATGTTTTTTTTTTACAACTAATAATAATTATTTTATTAAATTTATTATTATTTATAAAAGTTATTATTTTTAATGGAATTATAGATAAATTTATTATACAATCTGAATCAAATATATTATTAATTTGTTTGATATTATTATAATTCATAATATAATTATTATAATTTTTATAATAATAATATAATTCCATATTAAAAATTGCATCTTGATGAATATATTTATTATTAGTATAACCAATGTATTTATCATATTTATTTAAACTACAAAAATAACCATAATATTCTCCACCGATCCCCATTAAAAAAGATGCTGTCGAATTTTGTAATAATGAAATAACATAATTTCTAATATAATTTGCAGTAGTTTTATTATTTTGATCAAAACTTTCAAGTTGTTTCCAAATTAGAATATTATTAAATTTTATTGGAATTCTATTAATTTTATTTAATTTTATAATTTTATTATTAATAAATTTATAACTATAATTACTTTTATTATTAATAACAATTTTACCATTTGTAAAATATATTGAATTTGGAATAAAATCATATTTAATTACACATAATAATAATGGATCTATTTTTATATTTGTGATTGATTTATTAATTTGTATTTTTGTAAGCATTTATTATTATTTATAATATTATTTATAATTTTAAATATTCATTTTTTATATAAAAAATGAATATTTAAAATTATAAATAATATTATAAATAATATATGGAATATGTTAGTTTAGGAGCAACTTGTGCTGTAGCAAATCATTTAAAAACAATAAAAAGATATCCATTTGATTGGTGTAAAATTAATATAAATCAATTAAATAAAGTTTTATTTAATAATTTTATTGATTTTAATAATATTAAATATTTTAAAACATCTTTGGAACATAAATATTTAGAATCAAATAATGCCTCGATAATTGTTAAAAATAAATATAATATAACATTTGCACATGAAATCATAAATAAATACAATATTGATATATTTAAACAAAAATTAAACAAAAGAATAAATCAATTTATAAATTTAAAAAAACCATATTTTATAAGATTTGAATATGGTAAACAAAAAAAAAATTATAATAAAGAATTTATTAAATTAATAAATTCTTTAGATTCACAATATGATAATTATAAATTATTATTAATTATCCCACATGACTGGAATATTAATTATAATAATGTTTATTTTTATAATGATAAATTTATTGATTGGAAATATGATAATGTGTTTAATAAAGCTTTTTATAATTTATAAAATCAAATAAATATAAATCAGAATATTTAAATATATTATTATCATATTCTGATTTATATTTATATTATTTATCTATATTTTATATTTGGAATATTATTAAATTTAAATTATAATTAGTTATATAAAAATAAGAATATTTTAGAACAAGTATTTAATACTTTCCTTGATTTATTTTATTTCAATATCATTAAAAATATTATTTATAAATTATTATTAAGTTTATTAATTATATTAATTATATTAATTATATTTTCTGTGCTTGGAATTTTTTTAAGTATTTTCAAGACATATTCTTTTTTATCATTTATATTAATACTACTAATACTATTCTTTGAAATGGTATTATTAATAGAAAATTCAAAATATAAATTATTTAATATTTTAATATATTGATTATTATTAATATCTTGATTATTATTAATTATAGTATTTAGGTATTCACCATTTTTATCATCTTTATGATATTCTTGTATAAAAGGTAAATTACCATTTAATAAATATAATAAATTATTTATAAAATTAAATAAATTATTTCTATTTTCATCATTTATTAAATCTATATTTTTTAAATATTTTATTAAATTAATTATATTAATAACATGATCCTGTTTATTTGATTCATTATCTTTAAAATTATTAAAACCACATAATAATCTAACAAAGTATTCAATACAGTTATTATTTAATTTATTTAATTTTTGTTGTAAATCACTATTATTATTCAGTTGTGATTTATAAGTAGATCCATTATTAAAATTAATAATATATTCTTTATCTGTTTTATTATATATATTTAAAATATGATCACATTCTTTTAAACTAATTATTTTATATTTTATAGATTCTTTAGAATCAATATATATATAATATAATCCTGTTACTATATCTGATTTTTCTTTTATTTGTATTTCTGATATATTATACAAAAAAGAATATCCTATATTTAATTTTTCTATATTAATTTGAGTTATTTCTTCAGTTCTAGATTCTACATAAAGTATACAATTATTAGCTAAATTATCATAATTCAAATTATCTATATATGTAGGTTGTTTTATATAATAATATTCTAATAATTGTTGTTGTTGTTGTTGTTGTTGTTGTTGTTGTTGTTGTTGTTGTTGTTGTTGTTGTTGTTGTTGTTGTTGTTGTTGTTGTTGTTGTTGTGAAATTGACAATTTTTTATATTTCATTAAATCATTAAATTGTTCTTTTAATTTGTTTATAAAATCATTATTTGTATAATCTAATGATTCTAGATTATTTTCAAAATCTAAAATGTTAATTTTATTTATATTTTCAAAATAATCTTTTAATTCTTGAGGTTCAATTCCATTAAATAAATTATATGGGTTAAAAGAAGTAATAGTATACTTATTTTTTTCACCATTAGCTTCATTAAGTTGATTTTTATTATCCTCTTCTCTAATTAAATATAAAATATTTTGTTTTATTTTTTTTTGTTCTTGTGTAGTATATATTTCATATTTTTCATTAATAAGAGATGTTTTTAATATATATTCAAATATCTTATCCTTATTCTTATTCTTATTTATTTTATTCTTAAAAAATGGGATATCTTGATCAATTAAAAAGTGTATATTATGTCCTTTATTCATATTACGTAATCGAAATATACCTTGTGCAGTTTGCGAATATTTAATATTGTTATTAATAGTAACTATTCCTTTCATTTGAGGTATTTGTTTTATATCAACACCTATTATATCTTTATTACCATAATATAAAAAGTATTCACTATTTGGATTTTTAATATATTTTATAACTTTCATATTTTTTAATAATTTAAAATTATTATCTTCATCTCTATATACTATTGGTTTTTTTAAGTGTTCATGTAAATAAAAAACGATATCATTAACTGATGTTTTTAAAAAGAACGCACTCACATCAATCAATGCCTTTATATCTTTATCTTTATTAACTAGTAATATAATTTGGTTAAGTATTTCAATTTCATTATTAGTAATATTAATAAAAGAGGCTGTATTTTTTTTTGGAAAACCAAAAAATGACATATATATATTAGCTTCTCCAGAATCACTTTTTTGAATTTCATTAAATTGATATTCTAGACCTCCACCCGATTGTTGTTCTTTTACTTTTATTATATCATTCATTATTTTTTCTTGTTCTTCTTTGTTCTTTTTGTATTTATCAAAATTATAATATGGTAATAATAAATTAACAGTTCCAGTAAAACCTGTTTTATCTTTTGTTATTGAATGTGAAATAATATCAATAGTTGATATATTATAAACTTCTTTTGTAATATTAATTTTTGGAAATATAATATTATTTAAATAAAAAGAAAGTAAATTTATAAATTTATCATCATCTAAATCATTAATTTTTTTAAGATAATCATTAATTATTTGATTATCAAAAGTAAATATATTTTTAAAATGATCATATTCATCACCTATTATGGTAGTCAATTGTTTTTTTTTTAAATCATCATTCATAATATAATTATTAATATTATTTAAATCAGCAATCCTGAAACCACCATAAATATAACATAGAATTGTACCACATAAATTAATTTCTATTTCAGAAAATGTGGAACCTTTAATTGGTGTTAAAGATGCAGAATATGGAACAATAATATAATTATTGTTATGTGAACTATTAATTGGTAAACCATAATTTTTATTAAATGTTTGTGTTTTAATAAATTGTTTCATTGTATCAAAAAAATATTTATATGAAAGTGAAATCTTATCTATTTCTTGATCCTTATCTATTTCTTGATCCTTATCTATTTCTTGATCCTTATCTATTTTTTGATCCTTATCTATTTTTTGATTATGATAATTTGTCATATGGTCAAACAATTGTTTATATTCTTCTTTATTTTCAGTTAAAAATATCATATCATCTATTATTTTTCCTTTTTTTAAATTATTAATAATAAATTTAATAAAATTATGTGTAAAAATAGACTTTTCGCCTATTTTGATATCTGTTAATTTTAGATTGTTATCTTTAATTATATTAAAATCAGATTTTAGTGGTTCATATATTGAATCAAATTCATCAAAAATAAAATAACTATTTTGTAATAGTTTTATATTTTTTTTATTATTAATTTTATTTAATAAAATTAATTTTTTTAAATTATAATCTGAAATAATTAATATTTGTTTATCCTCTTTATTTTTAATTTGTGGTATATTACCATTATCATCAATTATATTACCATTATTATCAATTATATTACCATTATCATCAATTATATTACCATTATCATCAATTATATTACCATTATCATCAATTATATTACCATTATCATCAATTATATTACCATTATCATCAATATTGATAATATTTGTTAATATAATATCTATGTTATCAATAATATTATTATAATTAAATTGAAATAAATTATAAGTTTGTTTTGTTAAATTTTCTGGTAATACAATAAAAATTTTATTAAAATCTTCTAATTTTTGAAATATTAATGATGGTGTAATTATAAATGTTTTACCACTACCCATAACAAGTTGATATACTTTATAATTTGTTGTTTCTGTTAAAATACTATTAATTATTGCATACTGAAATCCATAAATATAAGAATTATTTGTAATTTCAGTTAATATAATACCCTTATTACGTTTACTGACCACCCCATCTTCATTACTTTTATAAATATTATAAAATTTGTCATAATAATATTTTTGGAGTTTTTTAGAGTATATATCTAAAATTAAATTATTTTTTTTATTTAATTCATTATATTTTTTATAAAAATCTGTAATAATTGTTTTTATTATATAATCTTCTGCATAATTTTTGACTATGTTATTTTGTGTGTTATTTTTTTCATCCGGGGTATATTTATTATATGTTTTCATATTAATATTGTTATCTATTTCTAAATCATTATTATTTTTATTTTTTTCTAAATAGTCTATTAATGATTCTTTTAATAATTTTTTTAATTTTTTTTTTAATTTTTTTTTTTTGTTAATTATAATAAATAATAAATCATCAAACAATAATTTAATGTTGTGATTTAATGTCTCATTTATTACCAAATTTATATCTTTGTGTGGTTTAATAAAAGAGTCCAAATGATCATCTAATATATTTTTTATTATTGAATCTTTACTATAATTATATATTTCTTTTACTACTTTTAAGTTTTGTATATTCGCGTTTATTATTTCTCTAAAATTACTATCTATTTGAATTGTGCTAGTTTGATTACTTTTGTTTTTAATTTGAATGTTATTTTCATTTATTTCTATTGTATTAACATCATCACGTTTATTTTCATTTATAGTTATTTCTATTGTGTTGACATCATCGTGTTTATTTTCTTTTTCTGTATATTTTTTAATATTTAAATCTTTAATATCCAATATTTTTTTAATAATGTCTTGATCATCTTTGTTTGGATTTATATTTTTACTTAAGAAATATGTTCTACTCGTACATATTAAATCAATTCTTTCATTATATAAATCTAAATTTAAATCTAACTTTTTTTTTTCATAATCTTCTAAATGTTTAATGAAAAATTTAATATTCATTAAATTTAAATATTGATAATAATTTTTAGAATTATTTATTATATTTGTTTTTTTACTCTCATTCTTTAAATTGTAATTTTGTAAAATAATTCTTGCTAAAATTGAAATATATTTATTAATTTTATCTTTTTCTTTAATAATTTCCCCTATAATATTATTTATTTCTGTATTTTCTTGAAGTACCAATTCGGATTTTTGAAATTTTTTTATTATGTCATAAATCTTTTTATTATTTTGTTTATTGATATGATATTTATTTTCATTAATATTTATTGTATACAATTTAAATATTTCACTTCGATTTATTAAGTCAAATAAATTTTGTAAATATTCTCGTAAATCATCTACTTGTGATATTTTTTCAATATAATATGGTTCATGTTTATAGTCAATAAAATCATTTGAGATTTTATTTGATTTTTTATAATCATCATATTTACAATAAATACTATTTACTCTATTATTTAATTGTTCTTTATAATAATATGCAATATCATTATTTCCATAATAATTTAATAAGTGTATCAAATCATTATTTGGATTAATTATTCCAGTATAATTATTTTTAATTTCAAATAATTTATTATTTAATTCCGGTGCTCCCAACAATATATTACGAATGCCATCGAAATCTAATAATTTATTCCATGGAATAGGAAAAAATTCAATATTATTATTATTTAATAAAATATAAATATAATATTTGTCATCCCTTAATACAATAATTGAATAAGGGATTGTATATATTGACAAACAAATATTATCATCAACAACTATTTCATACTTATCATTATTAATCATTAAATAACCATTTTTAAATTGATTATCATAATATTCACAATAAATATATTCAGTATCAGATAATATAAAAACTGTTTTGTTATTATCAACAATATTATCAAATCTAAAAAATAATTGTGGTTTATTTAAATTATCATATTGAAATTTAAATTCTTGATTATTTAATTTAAATAACATATCATATGGTGATATTATATTAAATTCAAAATTACCATAATTAATTATATTTTGATCAAGTGATAAATAACATTGTTCATTAAAAATAGTAAAAGATTTTTTATATGATTTAGTATTATAATAATAGATATCATCATTATTCTCATTAGATATATTTCCAGATACAGATATATCATCTGTATTATTTATTTTAAAATATTTTTTAATATATTTTTTAAAATTTAATAATTTCATATTTTTTAATATATTTTTATAAAATTTTAATATAAGTTCAATAGATGAATTATTTAGAATTAAAAAACTTACTATCAATTTTAATTGATTATATATATACACCTCTCCATCTGACTTTGCCTTTAAAATATCAAATATGTCATTAATATTATCTATACCATTTATTAATATATTATATAAATATTTAACAAGTATATAGTTTGTTTCATGTTGTTTAATATTGTTAAATACTGTTTTTATTTGATCTTTACTACAATTAGCCAAAAATATTATAAAAATCATATTAAATATTTTATTTGAATAATAATGATTATTTATATTATTTATAAATGTAGATGTAGATGTAGATGTAGATGTAGTATCAATATTATATTTAATTACATCTGGGACGATTTTGTTAGTACTAACACCATGATAATGCTTATTAAAATTATTAATAGTTATATATAATTGATCTTTATTTTTACGAGTAATTAAATTTGTCATAAAATATATGTTTTCAGATTGTGAATCAAAATATTCTTGTAGTTTATTTCTATCATTTAAATTTAATATTATTGAATCATTTAATATTGTTCCTATTATATTACTATTTATCATATATTGTGTTGATTCATTTAAATTTCCATTTAAATTATCATATTTTCCAAATGTGGTTCTTATAATTTGAGAATATACTTTTAATTTAATTTTATTATTTTTATGTGTAAGCTTACAATCACTTAAATATAAATTCTTTATGGTGGTTATCCATTTATGATCTTGATTTATTAAGTTTTTAATAAATAAAAATATAATTGTTATTTCGTCCTCTGTTTTATGATTTAAATTAACAAATTTATTAAAATTAAGTAAATCTATTTCATTTAGCGTATTTGGCTGCGAATGTTTATATTTATCCCAATCTATTTCTCCAAATAATAACTCCCTATATAAATATATTTTCTCAAAATCATCTTCATCTAATATATCAGAAGAATTAAATGAATTAAATACATTATAAATATATGATTTTTTAATGTTTTTATAATTATTATTAAATAATTGATTATTATTGTCATCATCTAGTCCTTGTTTATTAAATAAGTTTATTTTGTTTAATAATAAAATTGAAATATAATTATAAATTATGTTATGTTGATATTTAAATAAATATAATGATAGATATATATCATGTTTATCAGATTTAGTATAAGTATAGTTAGTATCATAATTTACATCTAAAAATTGATTTTGTGGGAACATAATTGTACTACAATGCAATTTAAATATATTATTAATTTTATTTAATTTTATAAAACAATCTAATATTTTTTTTATATCTAGAGAAATTGTGAGTTTTTTTATTAAATTTAATATTTTTTTAATAATTTGTGTAATTAAATAAATTATAGTACTATTTTTAAAAATAATACTATATTCTGTTTCTATATCATTTAATAATAAATATGTTATATCATTTTCTGTATTGAATTTATTATATTCATATATATCTATAATATGATCAAATAACAAAATTATAGTATCAATATTTTCATTATTATCTTCATCTTTATTAAATGTTAAATAATATAAAGGATCAATATTAATCTTGTCATATTCAAATTTAATTATGTTATTATTTTCACTTTTATTTAAATTATTTAAAATATAATTATTTGATTTTTTAAAATAATATGTTAAATTATCTTTTAAAGATATATATTTTTTTAAAATATTTAAATATTTTTCATTAAATTTATGTTTATTTTCTATTTTATATTTTTCATGTATTAAATTTAAAACATTTAAGTCATGATTATTTATAGTTTTTTTTTGTGTATTATAATAATTAAGTAAAATTTCAATACCATAGGAATTTAATTCATTTTCATAATTATTTTCATAATTTTTAAGTTTATAAGTTTTAAATAAAATAAAATATATACAATGATAAACACTATAAAATGAACAAGAGCCCGATTTCTGTGGCATATAACAATAACTCTTATCTTTTTTAAATTTAAAATCTGTTAATATTTGATTATAAAACTGAGTACACATAGAGTTACAATTATTATCTTTATTTATTTCTATATACATATTTGATAAAAATAATATAGATTTAACAATTTGTAACATTTTAATTATATCACATTTTAATAATAATACCTGCCATTTTTCATTGCTATCTAATCCATTCACATGTAATTCACCACCTGCCCCAGAATTAAATATATAACAATTATATTGTGCTTCATCATTACTATCATTTTCTGTTTTTTCAATATATAAACTAATTGCATGAGAACTATTTATAATCTGTGTTTCTTCTTGTGTATATTTATTTGAAGAGATAGTAAATGGTAGATGTAATTTAAAATCATCCTCTTTTGCCATCTGAAATAATGTTTGTTCATTATTTAATTTTGTATTATAAATAATATTATTTAAAAATATAAAATTATCGCAAATAGAAGATATATTTAAATATTGAAGAGGATTATATTTATTTAATGTGCTCGTGTCCCAGTCTTTGTTTTCTATTAGTTTAAGACGTAAAAAAAAACGAATAATGTTAATATTATTCAAATTATGTATTTTATTCATTGTGCCGATTTTTATTGTAGATTGTCCATTCACTTTTAATAATTCATCCTTTATATTTTCAAATTTATATATATCATTTAATTTTTTAAAACCATCTTTAAAATAATTTTTTAATTGTGTATGTATTGTTCCCTGTGTGTACCTGTTTTCATTATTTATGTATTTTTCCACTGCATAAATATTATATAATTTTTTAATATTATTAAATTTTTGACTTAATATATTATTAACTTCTTGATTTAATTTATCTGTAATTTGTTGTGAGTTTTTTAATAATTGTATAATTTGAGTAAATTGTGAATTATTATTATCATCATATGGTAATTGTCGTGTCTTAAAAAAATTAATAAAATAATCAATAGTAAATTGTGTATTATTACCGTCATTTTCACCTATATAATCATCAAGTAATAAATATAATGATGGTTTTACTGTATTCGGAATTTCAAAAGCATAATTATTATTAAATTCGGATTGATCCATTATATAATATATTTTATATAATATATAAAATATAAATCTAATATAAAAGAATAAAGTTATTGTATTAATTAAATATAATATATTTGATCTAAATACTTTGATTTTGATTATTTTATATTAGAATTCTAGTTTACTATTATATTTTTTATATTTTTTATATTTATTATATTTTATTATTTTAAAATATTTTTTATATTTTTTATATTTTATTATTTTAAAATATTTTGTTATTTATTATTAATTTATATAATATTATATATATTATATAAATTAATATGATTAAAACAATCGTTATATTTGAATTTGTATAGTTTTTTTATTTTTGAACATTTTTGTTATTAAACCAAAATCCTGGATTATGTGTGGGATAAAATTGACGCATAACTGGTACAGGGCCAACTGTATTAGTACCAAAATTAAGTGTTCCGTTTCTATATATACCATCATTACTTTGACTATATGACATTGGACCAGTAGTATTTAATGGATATGTCATATTTGGATTAGTTGTAGTTGTACCTAGAGATATATTTGAAGGTAACATATATGGAAACATATTAATATTTGCAATACGATGACCATTTCTCATACCATACATAATATTTGCACGACGAGCATTACGTAATTGATCAGATATAATTATATTTGTAATATCCATATCTTTTTTAAAAAGATATATTTTTTTCATAGCATCAAACCAATTATCAGCACTAATTTGAGGATACATAAAAGGAACTAAATTAGAACCTGTAACATTTGGATAATTGTATAAATAAAAAGTATTCATATATAATATATTATATATAATTTTTTTATATTTAAAATTATAATTATTATTTATTATAACCGCATTATGGGTATTAAAAATCTATTAAAGTTTTTAAGTCAATATGAAAATATTTTAAAAGAAATTAATGATGATGAATTAAAATATAAATATATAGCAATCGATATCAGTATTATTTTATATAAAGTAATTATTGCAATAAGAAATTCTGGTGCAGATTTAACAAATAATAAAGGAGAAATTGTATCTCATATTTTAGGATTATTTAATAAAACTATATATTTATTAAAAAAAAATATTATACCAATTTATGTTTTTGATGGAAAACCACCAAAATTAAAAAATAAAATTATTGAAGAAAGAAAACAAATTAAACAAAAAGCATGGCGTAAATTTGAAAAATCAACAGATGAAAAAGAAAAAATAAAATATTTTAAAAGAACAGTAAGTATTTCTTCAAAACAATTAAATGAATGTAAAGAATTATTAAGAATAATGGGAATTTCATATATTGATGCTTTAGAAGAAGCAGATTCACAATGTGCATGGTTAGTAAAAAATGGTTATGCTGATGGTGTATTAACTGAAGATATGGATATTTTAACTTTTGGAGCAAAAAAAATATATCGAAACTTAGGATCATTTAAAAAAGAAACATTAGAAATTAATTTAGATATAATTTTAGAAAAAATTAATTTAAATTATGAACAATTTATAGAATTATGTATTTTATTTGGTTGTGATTATTGTAATAAAATAATTGATTGTCATTATAATAAAATTTTCGAAGTATATTCGAAATATAAAAATTTAAATGAAACATTTGAATTTTTTAAAAATAATAAATATAAAGTTAATATTCCATCAAATTTAATGGAAATTAAAAATTATTTTATAAATGGACCATATTATGAAATAGAAAATGATTTTAATTTAAAAAAAGTTGATGAAACAGAATTAATTAATTTATTAGTTGGTAAATATGGATTAATTAAATCAAAAATTTATAATAAAGTTAAATATCTATGTTAATAAAATTATCAATATTAATATCTTTTTCTAAAAATTCTAAATGACATTTGCTTAAAAAAATAGATGCTGAACAATCAATATATTTATTTATATTTGAAAAAATAGTTTCAATATCATAATAAGAATCAATGTTATTTTTAACAAATTCTATTAATTTATTAATATTATTACAATTAATAAAATTTAATTGTTCTTTTAAATTAATTTTAATATTTATTGGAGTTATAAATAAAATCTGTGAAATTGGTGTTAAATATTTATCAAGATTATCATTATGTATTATTTCTAATTTAACTATATTATTTTCCATATATTTAACAATATCTGTTAATAATGGTGATTTACCATATTTATAATACCATAATCTATTTTGTGCATTTCCAAAATAATAATTACAAATCCAATTTATACCATTTAAATATTCTTTAATGATTTTATTTTTATTATCATTAAAATTTAATTTATAATAATCTTGTATCATTTGATTTTTATAAAATTTATCATCTGGATTTAAAATATATTGATATTTATCCAGTTTATATTGTAAAAAATACATAAATTTTTCTTTATTATTTTTATATTTTAAATTACGATTATGTGGGAATTGTGTTGAATCATATATTGGTTCTAATAATTTAGGTTTATTTTTATTTAATGTTAAATTAAAAGGAAGTTGATAATTATTATAATAAATAAATAATATTAAATTAATTAAAAAATCATTTTTATTTAATACCAAATAAAAATTTTTATTATATTTATTTAATAATTTTAATATATTATTATTATATTTTTTTGTAAAATTATAAAAAGTATCAATATTTATATATTTTATTATATTTAAATAATTTTCTAAAAAAATATTTTTTAATTTTTCTGTAATATTATTTTTAATTATTTGTATAATATTCTTTTTTGGTTTATTTTTAATAATATCTATTATTAAATTACGAAATATATACATATTATATGAAAATATTTTAGCTTCTTTTTTTATATAATTACTATATTTATAATAATTATAATTTCTTTGTAAAAATAAATTTTCATTTAAACTTAATAATTTTAAGTAAGAATAAAAACTGACTGTTTTTATTGTTTTATTTAGATTTAATAAATAACCATTATTTTGAAAATTTATAATATAATAATCGATTAATATAAAAATATCAGAATTAATACGAAAATTTTCTAATTTTGGTAAAAAATCATCACCAAAAATTATAAATATTAAAATAATATCATTTATAAATCGGTTATTATCTATTTTAATAAATGTATTTTTTCTTTTATATAAATAATTTAATAAGATTGTTTTAAATTTATTAACAGGAATTATATTAAATTTTTTTCCATTAAAGTCTTTATCTAATTTTGATTCTTGTTGATCATATCTTAAAATAATATTATTATTATTTAACATCATTAATAATATTATCATATCACTATCTGGAGAATAAACAATTGTTGTTTCATTTATATTATTTTCTTTTATATAATTTATTATTTTATATTCACCCTCACCTTCTTCATTTGTTCCAGATAATATATATTTTTTAAGTTTTGGACACAATTTTTTAATTTTAATTTTAAAATTATTATTAGTTAAATATTTTTCTAATTTATTCATAAATATTGTACCAGGACTTATATTGTTTTTATCCCAATTAAAATTTGTATCTGAAATATTTTCTTTATATTTTAAATATTCAATTACTTTTGCCATATATCTACGTTTTTTTTGTTCATATATTTTACTCATTGTTGGTGTCCCATCTATAGCTATATAAATATTTTCTAATATCTCACTATTAATATTATATTTAATTAATTCTAGTAAATATTTACCAATTTCATTTAATAATTTAGATTCAAAACTATTAATATTATTATTATTATTATTTAAATTATATAATTTTAATAAATGTGCTGATATTATATGTACAATACTATTAAAATCAATAAATAAATATTTACCAGTTAATTTTATATATGGATATTCTGTATTTGTTGTTACATTAAATTCATCTTTAATACTTGAAAAAAATCTTTCAACTCCCATTATATAAATTATGAAAAAAATAATTTAATCTTTAATGAGTTAAACATACTATTCATTATTATAACGTTTTTGTATAAACAATTATTTATATAATATTAATAATGACAGATTTAGATAAATGGTTTAATCTTTTTAAAAGATCGAATAATGATATTGATTATGATAAAACAGTTAATGACTTAAAATTTATGGTTCTTGAAACAATTGAAGAATTTTTTATAAATATTAAAATTACAACAAAAAGACAAATTGAAAATAGTTTAACAGATTTACAATATATTTTTGAAGAAACAAGTAAAATTATATATGATTTTAATGATGATAATGAATTTCAATTAACATTAAAAGCATTTACATATTTATTTAATCAATTTATAGATGATATTAGAGATGAAATGATGACAGTATCTAAATTTAATATTTTAAAATATTTAGAAGAATTAAAAGAAGATATTGAACCAAATCGTGCAAAAAAAGTAAAACCTATGAAATTTAGTTTTATTACAGATGATAAACATGATAACATAAATGATGATGAGGAGGATGAAGATGATGAAGATGATGAAGATTATAATGAAGAATATAGAAATAAAAAATTAACATCAGTTAATAAAGATATTGTACGTAAATTTAATACTGAATATAAACGTTCAAAAGATACAAATGGTAGTGATATTTTTGATAGTTTTCAACAACTACCAACTAATAAAAAAGAAAAATTAATTACTAAATTTAAAGAATTAAATAATTATAATCATAGTAATGAACCTAGTTTATTTAAGATTATTAGCATGAATACATCTATTGAAATTAAAAAAACTCTTTTAACTAAATGGAATGAAACAATAAAAGGTTTTGATAAAAGTAAAAATATGAATTGGTTTAATAATGCTATGAAAATACCATTTGGGCAATATAAAGGTATTAATTTAAAGAATATTAAAGGTTCAAAAAAAATTAATAATTTTCTTAATAATTTAAAAAAAGATATGGATAATGCTATTTATGGTCATGATAAAGCAAAAGAACAAGTTATAATGATGATGGCACAACAAGTAAGAAATCCAGATTGTAAAGGTAATGTATTTGGATTATGGGGTCCTCCTGGTGTTGGTAAAACATGTTTAATTAAAGATGGTATAGCAAAAGCTATGAAAAAACCATTTGTTTTTATAAGTTTAGGTGGTGCAACGGATGCTTCATTTTTAGAAGGTCATTCATATACATATGAAGGTAGTATTTATGGTCGTATTGTTCAAGGATTAATGGAATCTAAATGTATGGATCCTATTTTTTATTTTGATGAATTAGATAAAGTAAGTAATACACATAAAGGTGAAGAAATTATTAATCTTTTAGTACATTTAATTGATCCTGCACAAAATTCACATTTTAAAGATAAATACTTTTATGATCTTGATATTAATTTAAGTAAGGCAACATTTATTTTCTCATTTAATGAACCAAGTCGAATTAATTATATTCTAATGGATCGAATTACAAAAATTCAAACAAAATATTTAACAACTAATCAAAAAGTGATTATTGCTCAAAATTATTTACTTCCATTAATTTTAAAAGATATTGGATTAAAAGAAAATAGTATTAAATTAAATAATGAATTAATTGAACATCTTATTTTAAAATACACATATGAAGGAGGTGTTCGTAAATTAAAACAATTACTTTATGAAATATGTAGAAAATTAAATCAATTTAATTTAACAAAAACAAGAATAAATAATTTTATTGTTAAATTTCCATTTACAATTGTTCAAGATGATTTTAGAATTTTATTAAAAGATTATAGAAAAATTAATAGAGATAAAATTCATACACAATCTGCAATTGGTATGGTTAATGGTTTATGGGCAAATAGTTTGGGTATTGGTGGTGTTTTACCAATTGAATCACAATTAATTCCTGCAAAAGATTTTATGGCAGTAAAAGCAACTGGTTCATTAAAAGATGTTATGAAAGAAAGTATCCAAGTTGCATTAAGTGTTGCATGGAATCATTTACCAGAGGAAAAAAAACAATATTGGATGAATAAATGGAAAAATAAACCAGAAACATTTCATATTCATTGTCCAGATGGTGCAGTAAGTAAAGATGGACCAAGTGCAGGTGGTGCAATGACAACTGTCATGTATTCTCATTTAATGAATGTTAAAATTAATAATAAAATTGCAATGACTGGTGAAATTAATTTACGAGGACAAGTTACAGCAATTGGTGGATTAGAAGAAAAATTAACTGGTGCTAAACTAGCAGGTGTTGAATTAGCATTAATTCCTGAAGAAAATATTGAAGATCTTGAAAAAATAAAAATTAGATGTCCGCATTTGATGGATAACTCATTCAAAGTACATTTAATTTCTTCTTTTGATCAAATATTAGAATATTGTTTAATATAACTTTATTAAATATATATCTTGTAATTCTTAATATCTTTTATCTCATATTTAGTTATATCGATTTTTAAAATAAAATTGATAAGATATTAAAAATGAATCTTATTAATTTTATAAAAATTGAAATTATTTATTTATATAATAATATTAATAAATTATTAATGTTATTATATCATGGAGGTACATTAAAAAAAATGAATAATATGATTGAAAATGGTTTTCATAAACCAGAAAATATTCAAGGAGATAATTTTGGTATAACATATGGACCAGGATTATATTTTGCATTAAATAAAAATGATGCCCTTTTTTATTCAGATAACAATCAAATTATAGAAGTAATAATTAATAAAAAATTAAAATTATTAAGAATTAATCCAATTAGTCCTAATAATAAAAAACAAAAATATAATTTACTAAAAAAACGTAAAAAAGGAATTAATAATAACTATGATGGTTTTATTGTAACATATAGTAGTAATGAAAGTGAAATTATAATTTGGGATCCTGAATTTATCAAAAAAGAACAAATAAAATTAATAACGATTTAAATTTATATTTTACTCATAAAAATTACTTTTTTATTTTTTTAATTAACTTTTCATATCCAATAAATATTATTTTATTTTTTTCAATATTATTATAATAAAATATTGGTTTATTACTGCTTTCACCAATTCTATTATATTTTTTTGTTTTATTATAAGAAAAAGGAATAGATTTAAATTGTAAAGTATTTGGTTCTTTTATCCATTTATTTTGTTTTAATTTCCAGATATTACCATCATTTCCTAATTTATATACTTTTCCTTTATAAAATGATGCACTAACTTGTGGTCCTGTTTTTTTTTAATTTTTAAAAATGATATTATTTTATTTAAATTTTGGGAACTACGAGTATTATATAATGGTGAATACATAATTTTCATTTTTTTATCATTCTTAAGTTGTTCAAAATCAAATAGTTGATTCCAATATTTTGAAGATTCATATTTAAAATATTTTTTACTTAAACATCCTATATTTTTATTTATATAATGATCTGGTAAAAACATATAATTTATTTTAAATCCTGTTTTTTTTGTAAAATATTTATAACAATCAATATGACAAAAAATACCAATTTTTACTATTTATTTTTTTATGTTTATTTATTACATTTAATGTAATATTTATATTTTTTTTTGGTTGAAATTCATCAAAACACATTACTTCATGAACATTGTAATAAATTATATTATCATTTGATAAAAAAACACAATTATTTAACCAATTTGTTTTTATATCATTATTATTACTATATGGTGGTCCACCGCATAAAATACAATATACTGTTGCACATCCCGTTATAATAAAACATATTTTATATTTTATTATTTTTTATAATTTACTCAAATAAATTAAATAATTAGATTTTTTGTAAAACTTGTTTCTGATATTTTTTTGGTATATATTTAAAATAAATTAAATAATTAGATTTTTTGTAAAACTTGTTTCTTTTTTTTGGTATATATTTAAAATAAATTAAATAATTAGATTTTTTGTAAAACTTGTTTCTTTTTTTTTGGTATATATTTAAAATAAATTAAATAATTGGATTTTTTGTAAAACTTGTTTCTGATATTTTTTTGGTATATATTTAAAATAATTAAATAATTGGATTTTTTGTAAAACTTGTTTCTGATATTTTTTTGGTATATATTTAAAATAAATTAAATAATTAGATTTTTTGTAAAACTTGTTTCTTTTTTTTTGGTATATATTTAAAATAAATTAAATAATTAGATTTTTTGTAAAACTTGTTTCTGATATTTTTTTGGTATATATTTAAAATAAATTAAATAATTGGATTTTTTGTAAAACTTGTTTCTGATATTTTTTTGGTATATATTTAAAATTAATTGCTTTACAATTTAATTTAAATTGTTTTTTTATTTTTTTATTTTCTGGTTTTTTTAAAAATGATATTAAATATTTTTTATCATTTTTCATTTTATCTTTTTCTGATTTATTAATTTTTATATTTTTAAAAATTGATGGAATATTATCCGAACAATCACCATCTAATATTTTTTCTAATAATTTTTGTTTTGCTTCTTTTCTTGTAAAAATAAGTATTTCTTTTTTTTTATAATCAGCAAAATATAAATTTTTATGACCAAGTTGATAAAAATCTTTGTCACCAGAAATAATATATGTTTTTTTATCTGGTAATTTACGTCTTATATATTTTGATATTATGGCGATTATATCATCACCTTCTATTTTATCTATCATTAATTTAAAGATATGTTTCTCTTTAACTAATTCAGGAATAATTATATTATAAGTATATCTAAATACAGAACTAATATTTATTTTATCATTATGATTAACACGTTTACCCTTATAACATTTAACAAATTCATGTCTCCATATAGTTTCGTGTGGAGAATCTTGACAAAAAATTAATATTGAATTCTTATAAATTTTTTTTTTAATTAATTTAATAATAGATTCTAAATACATTTTTTTATATTTATTAATAAATATTTTATTAGTTGTCCAATCATATTCTTTATTTCCTTTATATTCTTTATATTCATCTTTATGTGCAAAAGAATACCATCTTAAAGTAGCATAAAATCTATGAAAACTTGTATATGATGCATCTATTAGAATTATATTCATTATAATTAATAATGAATATAATTTTAATTATATAAAACATTTTGTAACTTTATATTTAGATTTACATTTTAAGATAAATAGTATAAAATAAAATGAGATATTTATTGACTATTTATCTTTAATATGTTATTTTAAATATATTTATAGTTTTAAATTTGACATTTATTTTTAATTATTTAACTAAAAAATTGAAATTAATAATTCAAAAAGAATTTATTTTAATTATATTAATGCCTAAACAAAAATATATTATTAAACTATTTGGAGATACAAATGTTGGAAAAACTACATTTATTCAATATCATATAACAGGTACATTTATTAATCAATGTAAACCATCACAATTTGAAACTAATTATGTGTTAGAATATGATAATAATATTTTACATATAATTGATACACCTGGACAAGAAATAAATAATATTAATTATAATGATAATATTAATGGTGCAATTATTATGTTTGATATAACATCACAATTATCATATACAAATATAAAATTATGGTATGATAAAATTAGATTAAATTATAATAATATTCCAATTATATTATGTGGAAATAAAGTAGATTTAAATAGTGATCAAAATATAATTTCTTTTCATAAAGAATATAATATTCTATATTATGATATTTCTGTAAAATCAAATCATAATTGTGAAAAACCATTTTTAAAACTAATTGAACTCCTAACAAATAATATTATTAATACTAATTTAAGTAATTATTATAATTATTATTTTGATATTAATACAAATAATATATTAGAATTTATTAATAATATTAATGGTTGTTATATATCAGGTTCAACATGTATTGGGTATTTATTAGATAAATATTATGAGAATTGTGATCTTGATATTTATCTTTTAGAATCTGATTATACACATAATTATATAGAAATTCGTAAATTCTGTAATAGTATTGGATATAGTGTTAATATAGAAGATAATTATTCTTATTATGAGGATCTTAAAATAAAATGTTATACATATAAACATTTTAAAAATATAAATCTTATTCCAATTCAATTCATTTTAATTAAAGATAACATAAAAATTGAAGATTTTATTAATGTAAATTTTGATTTGGATATTAATAAAATTTATATTCATAAAAATAAAATTAATTATTTAACTAATGAAATAAAATTTAATATTTTAAATAATAAAATGAAAATTCATAATATTAAAAAAGATACATATAATCGAATTCAAAAATATATAAAAAGAGGTTTTGAAGTAGTATATACATAAAATAATTAATAATTTTATTTACCACCTTTACCACCTTTACCACCACCCATAAAAAAGAGTAACAATATAACTATACAAGCTACGGCACATATTGCGCATGCCCATATAGAATTAAAGAATGCAACTAAAGCAGATTTACTTTCTCTTGTAAATGTTTTTTCTGATGTTGCTTCTTGTCCAAATGTAGCCATTAAATCAGCAGCATTAATATTTGATTGATAATTCGTTGTATTTTCTGTTAATTTATTTAATAAATCGAGAGTACTTACAGTTTCACTAACACAAATTGTTAAAAAATCTTCTTTTAATTTCTGTATAATAACTATTCTTGCATTATCACTTAGTGTTGAATTAGCCACATTTATTTTATTATAATTTGCAGAATAATTTACACAATTATTTGATACTTGACTATTTTTTTTAACATTAAAATAATCTTTAATAACATTATCAATATTTATTTCATTTATAACTTGTTGATCCACATATGTATCAATTATTTGTCTAATTGATGTTTCATCTTTATTTTGACTTATTGCATCACCAATTGTATCAAATACTTTACTCACGAGTGCATCTCCTCCTTCATTTATATCAGTATTTGAAAATAAAGCGGTTGCTTTTTGTGCTGCTTCTATTTTTGCTTTTAAATCATTTTGATTAAGTATATCATTTTGAATTGCGGTTAATCTGTCATTTTTAAAATGAGTATCTGAAATAAATTTATTTGTTGCTTCAATTTTACATTTAACTTGTTTGTCTTGTTCAATTGATAAAGTCGTATTATCAGACATTCTTACTCCTGATATATTTACAACATTACCACCTGAGACTGCACATCCGGTATTATTTTTAACTTCATTCATTATTTCAACTGATTGATTACTTATACTTTCATTTAATAAATTTGTAACATTTTCAAATTTTTGACGTAATTGTGATTTTATTATATTTTCCAATTCTGTTCTAGAATAAGTTGATGCGAAAAATTCTTTAATTTGATTTTTAAATAATTTCATTAATATATATATTATATATTATATATTATATAATATATATATTATGGGAAATATTAGTTCCAATGTAACAGAATCAGATTATAGAGGACAAATGTATAAACCAGTACCATTTGGTGAGACAGTAATAAAAAATAGAGACCAAACACAACAATTAAATAATTATTGTAAACAAATAAAAAATATGTCTAAACTTAATAAGTTTATATATAAAACATTAAATGATAAATATTATTTTATTAATGATAAAAATAATAATGAAAATATTTTATTAAAAAGGGCTTTATGTACTGGTAAATATCAAATACCAGTAGATTTTTGTTATATAAATAATCAAAATGAAATGATCGATTATACAGTTTTTATTCCATTAGAAATACATAAACAATTAATTAATCTAAATTATAGAAATATCGAAAATACAAATAATAATAATGATATTAATAATATTATTTTAGATATCGAATATAACGATACAAGTGATTATAATTATAAATATTTATGTGGTATTGAGAATGAAAATAGTTCACAAAGAACATCTGGATATTTTTTTTATAATAGTGGAATTAATTTTAATAGTTTAACATATGGTACACAGCGAGTTAGTAATACAAATGAATCTAAAAGAGGTTGTATTAATTTTTATTTAGGTAATCATAATACATATAATTTAAAAAATGGATTTTGTAAAAATGTTTTAGATTATCGCAGATCAATTGGAAAAGATTATAATGATGAAGAATCATTATGTTCTGATTTGTCAAATAATAAAAATGAAAGTAATTGTAATAATAATCATAGAAAAGGTGGTAATAATTTTCATATTAATTCATTCCGTGATTGTAATTGTGTTTTATCAAAAGAAACAAATGTTACATTTAAGTTTAATGATGAGCAAAAACAAACTATGGCACAAAATTTAGATGGTATGTGTAAAAATAAAAATTTTACATTTAATATAACCAATGAAGAAAAACCAATATGTATTAATCAAGTTAATTTTGATGGAGAAGCTGAATTATCAGATAATGCACAATTACAAATTAAACAAAGTTGTAACATGTCAAATTCAGGTTTAGGATCTGATACAGTAAACCAAAATTCAAATAGTGTGCCGGATGATGTTGATCTTGAACAAAATAAATTACCACAAATTGGTAAATCAGGGACAATAATAAAATCAGTAAGTGAAGTAAAAAAAGAACAAAAAACTAAAACTAAAACTAAAACTGAAATATTGATAATTATTAGTATAATAGTAGGTAGTAGTATAATAGTAGGTAGTAGTATATTTTATATAAACAAATTTTATATAAAGAAAAAGTAAAAAAATATAATACTTATAAACTGTAAAAAATAATAATATAGTTATAAATATATTTGAAATATAAAATAATATAGTTTTATTTAAAACATTATTTATATTATTTAATAATGAATGTACTTATTCAAAAAAGAATAAATTTAATTAGTAAATTAAATAATTATTTAGAAAAATTAAAAATTTTAGAAAATGAAAAAAATAATAATAAAAAATATAAAAAATATGAAAATAAAATTTTTGATTATGAAGAAAGAATTGAAGATATTAATAATAAATTAAAAAAATATAGTTATGATGATTATATAAAATTAATGAATTTAAATAAACAACAATTAGAAATTGTAAAAAGTAATAATAAAATAATTCGTGTAATTGCATGTCCTGGTTCTGGTAAGACACATACAACTATTTCACGTTATTTAAATTTAGTATTACATAAAAGAATTAATCCAAATAATATAATATTAATTACATTTACAAAAAAAGCAGGTAAAGAAATGTTAACACGTATTCAAAATATTATTCCACAATATTTACCTTATTATGTTGGATCATTACATGGTTTAGCATATAAAATATTAAATAATAATCATACAATTTTAGATGAAAATGATAGTCGTTCATTATTAAAATCAATTACAATAAAACATACAGATATAAAAATTATAATTGAAAAAATTTATACAGTTTATAATAAAGTATGTAATAATAATCATTTAACATTATATAAAATTTTAAAAAGAATGAATATTGGAAATAAAAATATTTTTGATAAAATATTAAAAGAATATAAAATAACAAAGAAACAACAAAATATTTTAGATTTTAATGATTTAATGAATAAAATGTTAATTTTTTTAAATACAAAGAAAGGTAAATTATTTTTAGAAAATATTAAATATATTTTTTTTGATGAATTTCAAGATATTAATCCTATTCAAAATACGATTTTAGAAATGTTTAGAGAAAAAAGTAATATTATGGTAGTTGGTGATGATTGTCAAAGTATTTATTCTTTTAGAGATAGTTGTATTGATTATATTTTAAATTTTAAGTGTGATAAAACATATCATTTAGAATATAATTATCGGTCAACACCGGAAATTGTAAATTTATGCGAAAATATTATTATTAAAAATACAAAAAGAATTAATAAAAATGTAACATCAATGAATAATAGTAATATAAAACCAAATATTAAATTTTTTAATAAAAAAGAAAAACAATATGAATGGGTTATTGATGATATTAAAAATAAATATAACAATGGTATTAATTTAAATAAAATTGCAATTTTATCTAGATTTAATAAGTATAGTTTAGAAAATATTGAAAGATTATTAATAAATAAAGGAATTAAATTTAATAAAATTTCGGGTAATCATATTATTGATCATGATTATATTAAACATTATTTAACTATTTTAAGTTATTTAGTTAATAATAAAAATAATATTGCTTATCAATTTTTATTAAATAATGATAATAATATTAATTCTTTTATTAATAATATTAAAAATGAAAATTATTATAAACAACTTATTTTAATTAGAAATTATATTAATATAAAATATAAAGAAAAAAAACTAGACAAAAATTTAAATATTATTATCAATTATTTAAGTAATTATGATAATTTAAACGATGGATATAATAATATATATTTAAATTTTGATAATTGTAGTTTTAAAAAAAATGCAATTAATTTATCTACAATTCATGGATCTAAAGGCTTAGAATGGGAGTATGTTTATTTAATTGATTATTCATATAATGGTAAATTTTATAATAATATATTTTATGAATATTATACAGATGCAATTGATTATTTTGAAGAAGAAAGAAGATTATTTTATGTTGCTTGTTCACGTGCCGAAAAACATTTATATATTAATTATGTAAAAACACCAAATATTTTTATTAAAGAAATTTGTAATAAAAAATATAATTCAAATAAACTATTAAATGATATTTATATTAATGATAATATTGAAAATAATATTAAAAATAATGGTTATACTCAATATATGAAATATTTAAATTTATTTTCTTTTACAAAAATAAAACTACATGAACCATTAAATTTAGTAATTACTAAAGAATTAAATAATATTATTAATAATAATATTAAAAAAATTATTTGTAATAAATATAAAAATGATTATATTATTGAAAATATATATAATAAAAAATTAGAAAATATTAATTGGGATAAAATTATTAAAAATATTATAAAAATAATTGATAAAAATTACAATATTAAAATAATTAAAAATGATATTATCGATATTAATAATAATTTATTTTTATTTGCAAATTCAAATAAAACAATTTTAACCATTAATAATTTATTAAAATTATATAATATTAATAATTATAATAATATTTATTTGTATAATTGTAATTTAGGATTATTATATAAAAAAATATAAAATATTTATATAATGATTAATTATTTTTATAATAAAATAATATATGGGTATAGTTATATTTATAAATTATTATTAAATAATAATAACTGTGAAAATATAATTATATCCCCAGTTAATTATTCTTTATTAATGAGTAGTGATGAAGAAGATAACTAAAATATAAAATATAATTAAGAATATAATATTTATATTCTTAATGACAGATTATTTAATTGGAAATATTGTTGGATTAACACAAGTTAGCATTGGTTATCCATTTGATACATTAAAAACAAATATACAAAATGGTTATAAAATATCACAAATACCTAGTATAAAACAATTATTTAATGGAATTAAATATCCATTAATTGGTGCTAGTTTATATAATACGTTTATTTTTGGTAATTTTAATAAATTAAATAAACATATAAATAATCCAATTATATCTGGTTCTATTTCTGGTTTTATTGGATCATTTATATTAAATCCTTTTGAAACACATAAAGTTAATTCTCAATATTTATTATCAACTAAACAAAAATTAAAACCATATATTGGATTAAATTATATGTTAATGCGAGAAACAATATCAAATGGTATTTATTTTGGTGTTTATCATTATTGTAAAAATAATTTAGAATTATCATCATTTTTATCTGGTGGTATGGCTGGAATTAATAGTTGGTTATGGACATTTCCTTTTGATAGTTTAAGAGTTAGAAAACAATTAAATCCAACATTTAAAATAAAAGAATTAATAAATATTGCTCCCTTATATAGAGGTTTATCAATAACCTTATTTAGAGCATTTTTTGTTAATTCTTGTGGTTTTTATGTTTATGATAAATTAAAAAATTATTAATGAGTTATTAAACAATTAGATCTATATAAAATTTAACTAGTATATATATATATGTCATATAAAATAGTAAATCGTGTAGAACCAAAAAATACTAAACCTATTAATTTTATTAGTCAAGAATATAAATTAACTAATTTTGGACTAATTAATTTATGTTCTTGGCAAGAAGATTTAAATAATATTATAGAATTAAATACAAAAATAATAAATATTAATATAATTAATATTTATTTTCCTATATTTAAAAATTATTTTACTAAAATTTATAAATCAGAAAATGGATTTACTTTTAAACAATTAATTGAAAGAATAGTTGACTGTGGTTTATATGCGGGAAAATATGATATTAAACATTATCCAAAACATTATAGATCTGAAAATATAATTCCAATTGATTTTATTAATGAATATGCATTAGTATCATCAGAAAATAAATCAGATATTAATATTAAAAATAATTGTATTTATATTTCATTACAGCATTAAGTTATAATAATAGTTTTTGAATATGATAATTAAAAATACAAAAGTTTATAAAAAAATTGGTTATTCAAACTGAAAAACTAAGTTTCCGCCCTAAAGATTTATTTTATAAAAACCAAAATAAAAATTGAATAATATATAAACTAAAGATATTAATATATATTATTTATGTGCGGAATTTGGGCATTAGTTGACAATAATAATATTAAAGATATATCAGAATATTTGAAATATTTTTGGAATATTAAACATCGAGGACCAGATAATTCTCATTTTGAAACATTTGAGAATGTTTATGTTGGATTTCATCGATTAGCCATTATGGATACAAGTTTTAAATCAAATCAACCATATGTATTGATTGATGATGATGATGAAAGTAGTATTGTATTTATTTGTAATGGGGAAATTTATAATTATAAAGAACTTAATAAAGAATATAATTTAAATGTTGGAACAAGTGATTGTCTTGTTATTCCAAAATTATATATGAAATTAGGAGAAAAAAAATGGTTAAAATTATTTGAAAATAATATTAAAGGTGAATTTGCATTTTGTATGTTTAAATTTGATCATATGAAAAAATTAAAATCATATTATATTGGTCGTGATAGTATTGGTATCAGACCATTATATCAAGGTACAGATATTGATATTTTTTGTTCCGAAATTAAGGGTATTCCAAAAAGTATTAACGTAAAAGAATTTACACCTGGACAGATTCAAATTATTAATTGTAATATATTTAATAATAATATTAAATCGTATAGTTTTAATAATAATATATATAATAATAATAATAATATTATTAATTCTGATATAATTTATAAAAATATTAAAAATTCAGTTTATAATAGTATTGAAAGAAGATTAGATGCAGATAGACCAATTGCATTTTTACTTTCTGGTGGTGTTGACTCAAGTTTAATATGTTCTATTTCAAGTCATATTCTAGGTCAAAATATTAGAACATTTTGTTGTGGTATCGAGGGATCAACTGATATTAAAAATGCAAGAAAAGTAGCAACACATATTAACTCGAATCATACAGAAATTCTTTTTACAGAAGAAGAAGGATTAAGTTATATTGATGATGTTATTTATACAACTGAAACATGGGATATAACAACAATTAGAGCAAGTGTTGGACAATATATTGTATCAAAATATATTTCTGAAAATACAGATTGTAAAGTAGTTTTAGTTGGTGAAGGTCCGGATGAAGTATGTTCAAGTTATCTATTTAATTTTTATGCACCAAATGGTCATGAACTGGATAAATCATCAAAAGAGTATGTAAAAGAAATCCATATGTATGATGGTAGAAGAGCAGATAGATGTGTAAGTAGATGGGGATTAGAATGTCGTATTCCATTTTTAGATCCAGAATTTATTAAATGTTATTGGAAAATAAAATCAAAGTATAGAATGCCTGTTGAAAATGGATTTGAAAAATACTGGTTAAGAAAAAGTTTTGATGATATCGATTTATTACCAAATGAAATTTTATGGAGAAAAAAAGAAGCATTTAGTGACGGTGTATCTTCAAAAAAAAAAAGTTGGTATCAAATTATTCAAGATTATTTAAAAGAAAAATATAATATGACAGAACAAGAATATTATAAAATGAAATTTATTGAATATTTTGGTGAAAATAGAGTTAATGTGTTATCACATTATTGGCAACCAAAATGGGATAGTAATGGAGAAGTAACTCAATATATTGATCCATCAGCACGAATATTAAATATTTATTCTGAATAAAGTCATAAAATAATTAAAAAAGATAGTTCACATAAGTGATTACAATAACTTAAAATCTATTATAATATATAATGTGTATTAATTTACAAACATCTATAATATCATTTATTATTGGAGAATTATCTGGTTATTATTTATTTAAACAACCAGAAAATATAAAAAAAGCAATTGGGATTTTTATAATGTGGTTTAGTATTGTTCAATTTATAGAAGCATTAATGTATATTTTTAACGAAAGAAAAATATTAACACAAATATTATCATTATTTTTATCAACACAGGGTTTAGTTGTTTTATTAGCATATAATGATAAATCAAAATGGTTACATATAATGTTTTTATTAACATTAATTTTAATATATTTATCTTTATTTATGAATTTTGTTACACCTGTAAATAATACTTGTAGTTGTTTAAACTGGGAGTTTTTAGAATATAATGATAATCTAGTAAAAGGTTTAAAAATAATGTATATATTAATTTTTATCTGGGGTTTTACACGAGGTAATATATATTTATTTAAATATTGTTTCTTATTATTATTAACATTTTTATTTGCATATATTATAAAACCAATTAAAAATAGTCCTAGTATGTGGTGTTTAACATCTGCAATTGTAAGTCCAATTTTTTTATTTATTAAGTTATAAGTTCTTTTAAATGAAATACTTTACCAATCATTCGAGTATTCATTAATCGTTTACATAATTTATTAGCATTATCATTATATGGTTGTGCTAATAAATAAATAATTTGTATATTTGTTTTTGTAGATAAACATTTAAATAAATTACATCCACTATTATTATTAATAATTTGAATATCAAAAAACATATAAATATTATCTGTTGTTACTTTTATAAATTCTTCTTGAATAGTATCATTATATTTACAATAATTGATTTTTATTTTTAAATTTTTTAATAATTGTTTTAAACTATTAAAATCATTTGAATATAGTTTATACATAATTTCAATTTGATGTAAAATATCTTGTACATTAAATTCAAATTGTGTCTGTTTTATTTTTTTTTTTACTATAATTTCATCAAATATTTTCCATTCTGGTATTTTGTCACGTTTTATTATTTTTTTGGTTTTATTAATAAAATCATGTAAAATCATATATTCATTTTCTAATCTAATATTATTTTTTATTTCTGATGATAAATTTAGATCCATTCCAACACAAGTTGTTATATAAAAATTATTAATATTTTCTAATAATTCTTTTTTTGTTTTAAAAATATATATATAATAATCGTTATTATCTTCATTTATCCATAATGAATAATATTCAGATAAATATTCAAATGGCAAATCTGCATATGTATATTTATTCATTTATATATACTATATAATTATTATATATATTAATTAATATATTTATAATAATTATTATAAGTTATAAATTATAAAATAAAACAATTTTATAAAAATTGATTGTCTATATTGAAAAACGTAGTTTTCTATCCCTAAAATAAAAATTGATTAATTTATATTTTAGATATTTATAAATATATATAATGTCAAAAGATAAAAATGATTATAAACGAAAAAAAGGATCTGATAAAAAAAAAAAAACATTTGAATTATATGGAAAAAATACATCAAAGGGATTAAGAATAAAACAACAAACAATAGAAAATCAAAAAAATAAAAATATTAAAGATTGATTGTATTATATTATTAATGATTTTAATACTTATTTTTTTTTTATTTTTTTATTGTTTTGATAAGATTTTACACTATAATAATATTAAAGGTGAATATTATATAAACCATTTTATTGGAAATATGATTATTAGTTATTTATGTATAATTGATATTTTTAACTTATATTATAATTTATTTAATAATAATACAAAATATTATAATCTTGAATATAGTCTAATTCCGGGTAATATAACATATGCTTTACATTTTTATCATATTTATATGTATTTTACTAAATTAAAATTTGATGATTGGTTACATCATATTTTAATGGTTGTTATTTGTTTACCTCTAAGTGAATATTCCAATTGTTTGATAATGACAAATCATTGTTTGTTTTTCTTATCTGGATTTCCAGGAGGTATTAATTATTTATTATTATCACTTCAACGTAATGAATTAATAACAAAATATACTCAAAAATATTATAATAATATTTTAAATTTATGGATACGATTACCTGGTTGTATAATATCTTATACAACTGGTTTAATTATTTTTAATATGAATATGACAAATTTTACTATACAATATTTAATACAATTATTTATTGGTTTTTGTATAATGTGGAATGGTATTTATTTTATGGAACAAGTTCATAGAAACTTTATATTATATAAAAAATAAATAATTAATTTAAAATATATACTTTTATTTAGACAGACCTTTTTATATAAAGAATATTTTTAATATTTATATGTTATAATTTAAAAAAATAAATTAGGTAAAATTTAAAAAATTTCTATTAGAAATTTTTTGAATATTAAATTTAAAAATAAAACAACAATTATTAATATAATAATTGTTTATATACTAAATAAATACATAGTAAAATATAACTTCAACTATGTTTTTTAAATTAGTATATAGTTTTGAGCGTTTTTTTGGTTGTTATAATTGCAGAATTGGTTTTTATAAAATCATAATACGAAAAAAAAAAAACTTTTTTGTTTATAAATTGCTGTATATATTATTATATTTCCAAAACCAATAGGATTATATATATATTATATTCTATAATCCCATTAACAAAACACAAAACCAATTATTTGTAAGTATTTTGATACAGAATATATAACTTATACGAAGTACATTATTATTTATATATTCTTACAAATATATATATTATTTTATCTTTAAAGATAAATAAAATAGTTTAATTAAATATATATTTATAAAAATATATATAAGCATTTAATATTATTAATTATATTACATGGAAACATCTAATTTATATAGACTTAATCATTTTATGAACCAATATGGAATTAATATGGATTCTTTAACAAAATTATTTAATTTAAAATTAAATCAAATAACAACTACAGAAAATGGTGCAAAAGCATATGAAACAACAGGAGAATATAATCTTGATTTATTTACTAATATTATACGTGGTATTAATGATAAATTATTATTAGAATTTATACAAAAAGCATGGATTGAAAATCCAAAAACATTTTTAAAAATTATGAGACATACTAGGGATTGTCGTACTGGTAAAGGTGAACGTGATGTTTTTTATCGTATGGCTTTATGGTTACGTGAAAATGATTTTGAAACATATATATTAAATATTGGAACAATGGTAAGTGAAGATGGTTATTTTAAAGATTTAATAAATATTGCAAAATATTTACGCGAAAAAAATATAGAATATAAATATGAATTACGATTACTTGCACAATTTTTAGTTGAAGATATTTTAAAATTTAAAAAAAATAACAAAGATATTTCATTATGTGCTAAATGGTGTCCAACATTTAATGATAGTCTTGATAAAAAATATAATTTCACAAAACAATTTGTTACAATTTTATTTACAGATTTAAATTTTAATGAAGAATGGATTATTAAAAGATATCAAATTTTAAATCTTTATAAAAATAGATATATGGAATCATATCGTAAAGAAATTTTAAAACCACTTAGAAAACATTTAAATATTGTTGAAAATTTAATGTCTTCAAGAAATTTTAATAATATTTTATTTCAATCAGTTCCAGCAAAAGCAATGTTAAATTATAGAAAAGCTTTTATAAAACAAGTACCAAATAAATATAATGAATATTTATCAAATTTAATTAAAGGTGAAGTTAAAGTAAATATATCTGGATTAATGCCACATGAATTAGTTTCAAAAGTATATATTGAAAATGATATACTTATCGAACAACAATTTAAAGAATTAGTTAAAAAATATAAAGATAGTGGAACTCTTCAAAGAACATTATCTATTGTTGATGTTAGTGGTTCAATGTCTGGTATTCCAATGAAAGTTGCTATTGCAATGGGATTATTTACAAGTCTAATACCAGATGAAAATGATCAATTTTATAAAAAAATCATTACATTTAGTGAAAATCCACAATTTCATAAAGTAAAAGGAGAAACATTACATCAAATGGTTAATAATATTAAACATATTGAATGGGGAATGTCTACTAATATTGAAAAGGTATTTAGATTAATTTTGGATAGTGGTAAAATGTTTAATCTTACTCAAGAACAAATGCCATTAAAAATTATAATTTATACTGATATGGAATTTAATCAAGCAACTAGAAATGATACAAATTATGAAATAATTAAGCAATTATATGAAGAAAATGGTTATCAATTACCAAAGATTATATTTTGGAATCTTCGTGCTAGTTCGAAAGCATTTCCTATAAAAGGATCAACACCAAATACTGCACTTTTATCTGGATATTCTGCTGAATTATTAAAAGGTATTATGGAAGATATTATTAATCCAATTCAAATTATGAATAAAATTTTAGAAAAATATATTGTATTTATTAATAATTCTGATATATAAATAATTAATTAATATGGAAAATAATAATCAACAAACCTTATTAACTTTATAAAATAAATCTTTGATTTATTTTATAAAAATTGATTGTCTATATTGTGTTTACGATAGAACTATACTTTGTAATGCACTCGTAAAAATTTATTTGATAGGATAGAAAACTGTGTTTTCTATCTCTAAAATAAAAATTGATATTTAATGTTATAAACATTAATTATTATTATATTTAATGTTAGAATTTTACGATAGTATTACAATTAAAGAAGATATGAGTATCACTGATCAAAATTATAATATTTCAATTGGTAAAAATTATAATATATCTATTGAAAATTTTATAGATTATAATAGTGTTAATGATATTAATTTATTATTTATAAATACTGATAATAATTTACAATTTTTTATTGAAATTGAATGTTCAAAAATAATTGAATTGATTTTTATAGAATATTATTATAATTTTACAGATATATTTAAAATAAAACAAAATATTATAAATATGGGTGAAATTGAATTAAAAATATTTATCGATACTACTAAAGATTTAGATTTTAGAAAAAGTCCGGCTTTTAATTGTATTTTAAAAAATATATTAAAAATACAAGATTTACATAATATAATTAATATAAAACATTTGAGTTTTTATTCAACATTACCAGAACCACAACAAGATTATAATTTTTGTAATTTATATGATTATCAAAAAAAAAATATTCAAAAAATGATTAATATTGAAAATGATGATTTAACAATACCATCAGTTATTGAACATAATATTTATGGTAAAATGAATACAATTCATTTTACAAATAATGATAATTTAATATCTTTACAAACCAAAGGTGGTATATTAGCAGATGAAATGGGACTTGGTAAAACAATATCAATGTTGGGATTAATTAATTATAATCAATCACAAATAAATACTGATATGTATAATGAAAAGTTATATTCAAACTGTTCAGTTATTATTGTACCATCTCATTTATCAAAACAATGGACAATTGAAATTAAAAAACATTTACCTAATAAAAAAATTATAATATTATATACAAAAACACATCATAAAAAAATAACATATAATGATATAATTAATTGTGATATTCTAATTATATCTCAGCAATTCTTATTAAATTTTAATTATTATATTAGATTAAATTTTCGTCATACTGTTCCGTCACAATTTAATAATAACGATGCAAGATGTAGAGATAGAAAATTACAAACAATGTTAGAAGAATGGATTATGAATAGTGAAGATATTATAACTAAAACTCAACCAATGTTAGAACATTTTTATTTTCATCGTATTATTATTGATGAAGGACATGAAATTTTTAAATATAATACTACACCTAATTTAAATTTATATGATTATTTACAAAATTTTTTAAATACCAGTTTAACATCAAAATATAAATGGATTATATCAGGTACACCTTATACTGATTGTTATAGTTTAAACAATATATTTACTTTTTTAAAATTTAAAATTAATAATACTTTTATTAGTTTAGATAATGAAGAAGGATTAAGATCTAATCAGAGGAACTATACTAGAGATTTTAGTAAAATGAATAATAAATATTTTTTTAAATATTTATTGAATAAAATTATAATTAGAAGTACTAAAAATAATGTTGAACATGAAATTAATATTCCTGGTTATGATGAAGAAATAGTATTTGTAAAATTAACTGACTCAGAAGCAACATTTTATAATTCTTATATTTCATATGATTCTACTACATTACAACAAATTTGCTGTCATCCACTAACAGTTAATAAATTTAGAAATATGATTGGTTCTGATATTGGTAATATTGATGATATTCAAGATAAAATGTTAGAATATAATAAAGCTAATATTATTAAATATACAGAAAAAATAGATAATTTAAATCCAGAAGCACAAGAATATACAATGTTAAAAAAAAAATATACAACTATTTTAAATGAATCTAAATTTTTAGTTAGAGCATTAGTAAAAGTTACAGATGATACTATTATCAAAGATGAAGATTGTTGTATTTGTTATGATAAACTTAATGATCCTGTTATGACAGAATGTGGTCATATTTTTTGTAATGAATGTATTACATTATCATTAAAGTATCAACCAAATTGCCCATCATGTCGTAAGTCAATTAGTACACAAAATATTTATAAAATCACAAAAAAACAACAAAAAGAACAACAAAAAGGTGATCCACTTATCTTGAAATATGGTACAAAACTTGCTACATTAATTAAAATAATAAAAAAAATTACAAAAAATAGTGAAAATAAAGTTATTGTTTTTTCACAATGGGATAATATGTTATCAATGATTGGTAGAACTTTATCTGAAAATAATATTACAAATACTTTTATTAAAGGTAATATATATCAAAGAAATAATGCTATTTGTAAATTTAAAACTGGTAAAACATCAAGAGGAAAAAAAGCAGAAAGTAATGTTATTATGTTAAGTTTAGAACATTCTGCTTCTGGTACTAATTTAACAGAAGCATCACATATTATTTTTATTGAACCAATTAATAAAAGTCATAATGAAAGAATGGCAATTGAAGGACAAGCTATTGGTAGGGTATGTCGTATTGGTAAAAATAGTAAAGTTAAAATATTACGAATTATTACAGAAAATACAATTGAAGAAGATATTTATAAAAATCGAATTGAACATGATATTGTTATTTAATCAATTATTATCATCTTAATTAATAGTATTTATAATTATACTAATTCATATCATATGTTTATAATATTATCCATTATTTTAAATAAATAATTCTTTTTATAGATATTACAATTATTGTAATATCTACAATACTTATAAATTATTTTTTTTTTTTAATATTATAATTATTAATTTAAATTAATGTATTTATGTTTAAGTCTTTTTTAATACTATAATGATGGTATTTTTATGTGCTTGTGTTATAATTTTCCAATAATACTAAATTTGTTATTATTATATTTTAAAATATAGTTTTCTAATTGATTTATAATGAATATATTATCTAAATATAATTTAACAAAAATATCATTAAATAGTAATGATATTTTTACTGGTAATATTGAAGTAGTATCTAATTATAATTATATAACTATTTCTATTTTTTCAGATGTTGATAGTTCACCAAATGGTTTAGAATTATATTTTAGCAATGATACAACAATTTCTTTTACTAATATTATAAAATATACATATTATAAAAATATAAATAAAGAATTTACAGTTAAAAATAATTATAAATATTTTTATATTAAATACACAAATAGCTCAACAGATCAAACTATATTTCATTTAAATACAATATACAAATTAAATAATGATTTAAAACAATATATTGAATTTAATAATGCACATATTGATACATTTAATAGATTACGAATTAGTTCATTACAAACACTATATGAATTGACCCAAATTGATAATAAAAATTTTTTAAAAGAAGATGAATATACTAGTGGTTCGGGTAATGCTACATATAATTCAAATACAAGTATGGTAACATTAAGCGTTAGTGGTATTGGACGTGTTGTTAGACAATCGCGATTATATACACATTATCAACCAGGTAAATCTTTTTTAATATTACTTACAGGTATTTTAAATAATAATAATGATCCACAAGTTACAACAAGACTAGGGTATTATGATGATAATAATGGATTATTTTATGAATGCTCTAATTCTACTTATTATGTTGTAATGAGATCAAATACTAGTGGTAGTGTTATTAATACTAAAATTACTCAAAATAACTGGAATATTGACACAATGGATGGTAATGGACCATCCCGAATTAATATTGATTTCACTAAATATTTAATATTTACTATTAATTTTTCATGGTTAGGTGCTGGAATTGTAAATATTGGAGTATATTATGCAGGTACACATTATTTAATTCATTGTTTTCGAAATACTGATATTTTAGTACCATATATAAGAACACCCCATCTACCTGGACGGTATGAAATTATAAATACAGAAGCAACGGGTAATGGTGATATAATTGAGGCATGTATGTCAATTAATTCCGAAACATCACAAAATGTAATTGGTCAAACATTTAGTATTGGTACAACTAGTGCAAGAACTATTAATGGTACTGAAGATTATGTTATGAGTATTAGGTTAAAAGATAATGAAAGAAAAAATATTATATTAAAAACAATTAGTCTTATATGTAATACGAAAGGTAATATTGAATATAAAATTTATTTAGTTTTATCACCATCTACAAATCCAATAACAGATTCTAGTTTTCAAAATGTTAATATACATAGTGGTGTTCAATATGATATTTCAGGAACAGTATTTGATACTACTAATGCAATTGTATTATATCAAAGTTATTTCTCATCAATTGAAAATATTGGTACTCGACAATTAAGTGATAAAAATGATCCAATATATTTAACTGCTGGTATTAATATTGATTCTTATAAATCTGATTATATTGTTATTACAGGTAGAAATATAACTGGTACAAATAATGAAACAATTAATTGTATATTTAACTGGATTGAAATATAATTATAATAAAAAAATATATAATAATATAAATTACCAATAAAATGGAATAATACTACCTCCTTGTTGTTCTTGAATCACATTTTTTTGTGTTATTGCATATTTCTGTATTAATGCAACATTATCGCCCTGTAGTGAATTAGGATCATTTTTCCATATCCTGTTCCGTAAACGCTGAGTCCATCCCTTAAAATCGTATGGATTAAGAACAGCAAGTGAATTATAAAAAATAATATCCTTTACCACTTGTTCACCCACATTTTCCATTTGGTCATTATCCAAATGATTTACTAGTATATTAAGCATTACAGGTAATGATAAATTATAATAATACATATCAGATGCAATCCTATTATTGTCATCAATCCAAAACCTATATTCTAATACTTCCAACATATTATATTGATCATTATTTATATTTTGATAAAACTCTTTTTTCATTAACATATCACCTGTCACCAATATTGGATTCATATTCATGTTAATCATCTCATCTCCAAAACCGTCAACAAAACCGTCAACAAAACCTTCAAATTGATTTTCCATATTTTCCATCTTTTTGTGTCTTTGTATCACCATAAATAATAATAATAAAAAAAAATCGTCACCTGCTCTTTCTATTTTATTAGTATCAGGTTCACCTTGTTTGGGTGCGGGTGCATCAACAAAATATACTATAAGACTTGTTGAAAAATAGTCTAAAAATAATTGAATAAAATCATTATTACTTTGTTTTAATGGATCACGTTTAAGTACTAATATAATTTTTAAGTATGGATCATCCGGATTTATAGAAAATTGATTTAAGTATGTACTTAACTGTTGCAAGACACGGTTAACTACATCTTCACTTGTTTGAATAAGATTCTCTCCATCAACTAGTACTACAAAATGTTTATTAGTATAGGTAAGATGTGATATAAAATCGTGACACCTACCTTCTATATCTGTAGTATCCATAGAATCAACATTAATCTCAGGGGATCTTACTATGTTTCTATTATTTATGAATATTTCATCACGGGATGATGGTATGCGATTACCTACTGTATTTATAATGGAAGTCGCTTTTCTTGATGTTTTGTTTAAAAAATCCTCGATCTTTTGGGCACGATCAAGTTCATCCCGTTCATTCAAAAATTCAATCAAAGGTGTTTTATTTCCTACTGTCGAAATATTTGTTTGATATGTTTGTTGATATGATTGTATATCAGTTTTATATTTATTAGTTAATTGTCTTAATTTGTGTATGTAGTTCAATTGATTTTCAATAAATATTTCATGTTGTCCTATAGTTTGACTGTCTTGATTACCGAATTGTTGTATCAGCTGGCTTTTACTTTTTTCATTCTCTATCTGCAAATCGTCCCACATTTTGTAATATTTTTTTTTAAGTTCTACACTTTTTTTAAATTTTGACATATATAAATATTTAGATTTTTTCTATAATTAAATATTCATTATTATTTAATATATTTGTGTGTGTAGATTTATATAATATTTTTTTATATATTATAGTTATATTAAATATACTTAAAAAGTATAAAAACAAATATCCCAATATATAAATAGACATTAAAACCGATAATAAAATTATTTGACTATTATTATAAATATTATTTGTTAGTGTTAATAATGTACCAATAATTAAAATAATATTCCATATAAAAATAAATAACCATTCACTTAAACCATCAGAAGAATGTCTACCAATACTTCCCCAATTTGTATCATTTAAGGTGAAAATAGCAAAAATTTTAATTGGGATAATTAATAAAATATATAATAATGAATAATTATAAAATAACAATATATCAAATTTATGACTATTTAAAAAAGCATATAATGACCGAATAAATGAAATTATAAATATACCATATAAATAAACTATAAATGAAAAAATATTAATTTTCAATATTATATATAATAATAATAAAAATATAATAAATGGATATACAACTTGATAACTAATATCAAGTGACATTAAAATATTATGTTTATGTAAAAATTTAAATACCCAAAATAATTCTCGATAACATGACTTTGTCCATCTTAATTGTTGTTTAACAAAACGTGTTAATTCTTCTGGTGTTTCAGTATGACCTTTAATATATGGATTATATATTGTTTTATAACCTAATAATAATACATGATTTGTTAAATGTCTATCATCTCCATATGTACATTTTTGTCCTAAAAAATGTTGATTTATCCATTTATTAATACATTTTGTTAATACTAATGTTCTATAACAAGATATCGGACCTGATAAACATAAAACACCACCATAATATGAACCAAAAGCACGTTCTAAATTAAAAGCAAACCAATATCTTAATTTTGATAAATAAGAAATAATAGTATTATTATTATAAATATTTAAATATCCAGTAACACCACCTATTCTTAAATCATTAAAAGATTTTTTAACATATTCTAAAGCTGTTTTTTCAATTATTGTATCAGAATCAACAGTCATGACTAAATCCATTTTATTATCTTCTGATAATATAAATCCTGTATACATTGCATGACGTTTACCTTTATGTGGTTGAGTTATACATATATATTTATCATTTATTAATATTTTTTTATATTCGTCATCTAATGTTTTTTCTAATTCAATTATTGTATAATTATCATTAAATACTTTTTTAAATAAATTAACCATATATTGATCATCATTATCATTTCCATCAATTATAACAAATACTTTATCATAATTTATTTTTTTAATTGAATTTAAACATTCAAGAAAATATGATGTATTTTCTTTATAACCACATACAACACAACTTATACTTTTTTTTTTATAATCACGATAAGATGATGAAATATTATAATTCATTATATTATCTATTTGTCTTTTATTTAATCTTCCTAATGTTAACATTATTATAAAATATATTAATACAATAAAACCATATCCTGAGATTACAAAGGTTGGTGTAAATTCTGCATTAATATTATAACTTAGTAATAATATTATTAACAATAATGGTGAAAATATACATAATAATCGTAATGATATATCTATAATATAACTCATTACTCTTATAATCTTCTAATACTTTATATAAAAACTTTTAAAGAATACTATATAATTATAATTATAATTATGGACAATTCAATGATGTCATCATTTATGGGTATTCAAATGATATCTCAATTTAAAGATAAAAATTTTATGGAAATTATTATTGCACTTTTAATGATTGTTATGGTACCACTTATTCCTGAAATAAAAAAATTTATTAAAGAATATAGTATAAATTTTATTAAAGCAAAAAAACAACAAGTATTAGAAATGGCACCATCTATTACAAATAGCAAAATTATTAAATCATCTATTAAATATACACAACTCGGTAAATCTAAAAGTGGATCTAATAATGACATAACAGATATTACAATTAAAGCAATTAATCATTATTTATGTAATATTAATCAGTCTAAATTTTTACATTTTAAAAGTGATTATTTAGTTAGTTTAAAAGAAGAATTTAAGATTAATAATGATATAAGTTGTAAAGTAAAAATTATAACACAAGAAACAGATGAAGAATATTCTACTTATGATATTTATTTATTTTCTTATACTTTTGAACTAGAAAAACTTAAAGAATTTGTTAATACTATTAAAAAAAATTATATATATGAACAGAATAATAAACTCGGTAATCAAAAATATTATTTTGATGAAATTCCATTTATTATTCCACAAGAAATGGATGGTAGTTATCGATATGAAATCGCACCAAAATCAATTACATTTACCAAAACACCATTTAATACTAATAAATCTCTTGCAAATGTTTTTGGTGATCATTTAAAAATTGTTAAAAATCGAGTTGATATGTTTATACATAACAAAAAATGGTATGAACAAAAGGGTTTACCTTATACTCTTGGTATTTTATTACATGGTCCCCCAGGTACAGGTAAAACTAGTTTAATTAAAGCTATTGCAAAAGATACTAATAGACATATTTTTAATATTAAATTAAGTAATTATACTACACAATCTCAATTAAGAGATTTATTTTTTAATGAACAAGTTAGTATTACTTATAATGGACAAATTGAACATTATTCAATTCCAGTTAATCACCGTATTTATGTTTTAGAAGATATTGACTGTTTATCCGAAGTTGTTCTTGCACGTGAATTTCATAAAGATAATATAGAAATATTATCTAATAATAATTCTGAAAATACATCTGAACAAGAACAAGAATCAGAATCAGAATTAGAATCAGAGTCAAAACAAAAACCACAAAAACCACTTGAAGCATCACCATTTACTTCAATGTTTAGAAATCAATCTTCTCAATCTAGAAAAAATAAAAATAAAAATAAAAAAAATATTGAACCAAATAAAGAACAATTAAATTTATCATTCTTATTAAATCTTTTTGATGGTGTTTTAGAAACACCAGGACGTATTTTAATTATGACAAGTAATTGTCCTGAAAAATTAGATAAAGCATTAATTAGACCTGGTAGAATTGATTTAAATATTCGTGTTGGATATTGTGATAATAAAATGATTGAAGAAATGGTTAATTTCTTTTATAGCAAAAATGATTTTAAACTTAATAATAACTTTAATACACAAATTACACCAGCTGAACTCAATTGTATGTTATTAAATAATATTGAAAGTATAGATAATTTTAAACAATATTTATCTAATATTAATTAGTTATTATTAAAATAAACTTTAATTTAATTAGATTAAATATCTAGTTATAAAATAAATCTTTGATTTATTTTATAAAAATTGATTATCATATTATATTTATAGAAAAATTATATTTCATAATGTACCTATAAAAATTGAAAAAAAAAGGGAATAATTTGCTTAAGATAAATAACATTATGTTTTCCGAAACAGCCCCCAACAATTCCGGTAGGACAATCGTCCCACCACGTGGAGAGACAATCGTCCCTCCACACGAAGAGACAAATGTCTCTTCACTCTCTTTGCGATTTTCTTCGCAAAGAAATTTTAATAGAAGTTTACATATTTTTAAAACATATTCACTACAACCTTCTTCTCAATCTTCTTCGCAATCACAAAGAAACAGATATGAACGAAAATCACAATCTTCTTCGCAATCAAACAGATATGAACGAAAATTGAGAAGAATTCAAAATATAGATGAACAAAGATTTAATTATGCGTATGGTGGACGTGATTATCCTAAAAAAATATTTAATCTAACATGTTCTAGTTATGTATTTAGTAGATTTAATAATGAAATATTCAAAAAAATTCCAAATAATCATTTTTGTCTTGTTGTTGGTTATATGAAAAATAACTGTTTTATAGACGCACAACCTCCTGGAATCACTGGAAAAGGTAAAATCTTTTCCAATAATTATGTTGAAACTCCAGAAGAAGCAGCGATCCGCGAACTTGGAGAAGAAACTGGTTTATTACCAACTACAAAATTGAGACAACCTGATCCAGAAATTAATTTTTTTCTACTAGATGCATGCAATATTATTAAAAGAACAGATTCAAAAATGATACATCCTGGTAGTCGCGAAAATAATAAGAATAGAATAGGAATAATGGTTCATGGATCACTTGATGATATGAAGAAAGTATTAAATATTGCAATAGCCGCAGAGAAAGATGATAATATTGGTTATGTTTATATTGTTCACAAGCTTCATGCTATGAATATTTATAAACACGCACAATCCAATCATTATTCTCAATGTTTTTCATATAATTTTATTAGATCACAAGGAACAAATATAAAAATAATCAATTCATAATTTATTTAAAAGTATATATATTATTAATATAATGGTATATATATATATATTAAGATTACGTTATAAAAAATATTATATTAATAAATCTATTAAATATCCAACTTTAGATATTCTTAATGAAAAAAACGAATGGTTAAATAAATATAAACCAATGAGAATTGAAAAAATTTTTAAAAATCAAGATAAATTAGATGTTGATACACTTGTTTTATATTATATGAAAATACATGGTATTAAGAATGTTAGAGGTGGTTTTTTTAAAGGTTTTAAATTAGATGAAGATATGATGAGAATTATTAATAATGTTGTACCAAATAGTAATATTAGTATTATTAATCAAACTCTTATTAGAGGTGAACCGTTTGATGAATCATTATGTCGACAAGATGAAATTATACTTGAACCTATTATAAAATCTAAATCAAAATGTAAGCATAAAAAGATAAAAAAACAAAAAGAAGAATTTAATATAGAATGTGATGATTCAGATGTTGATTTTTTTGATACAGATTCAGAAGATGAAGAAATGAAACAAAAAATATTAAATGGTGAAGCTAGTGTATTTGATCAACCTTTTTTTACAAAACATAAAAACTCAGATGGTTCAGTAACAACTAATGTTTTTTGTAATGGTGGTAATTTATTTGATATACTTGAAAGTTTAGGTATTGATGTTAAACAATTTAGAGAACAAATATTTGAAGCTTTCAATAAAGTTAAATAGGATAATATTTGAATAAATTAAGAAATGGGATGATTTATATTATATTTTTATATTAAATATATGACAAGTTTTAATATAAGATTATTATATTTGTATAATGTAAATAAATTACTTATTAAACAAAATTCTATTATAGAAATGATAAATTCAAAAATAAAAATAAAATTGATTAAGATATTGAAAAAAGATTTTTAAAAATCTTTTTTTCAAATAAAAATTACTAATATCTCCATTAAATTTACTATCATAAAACATAGAACTCATATTTACAACATTACTAACATTCCAATTACTTATTATATCTCTATTAAAATTACTATAATAAAACATATAACTCATATTTGTAACATTACTAACATCCCAATTACTAATATCCCTATTAAAATCACTATCATAAAACATATAACTCATATCTGTAACATTACTAACATTCCAATTACTAATATCTCCATATTTTTCAATAATACTTTTATTATTGAATTTTTGAACTGCCTTTTGTAATTCTTCTTTTGATTCAAATGATTTGTTAGTATTGATTTCATCTGTTATAAAATCATCCATTGTATATAAATTAAATATCTTTAATATAAATAAAAATCAATTTTTATAAAATAAATCTTTATTTATATTTATTTTTTATTAATATAAATAGTTTTACTTGTCCAATTTTGTCTACAGTGAGGACATGTATTTTGTATTTTTAACCATTTATTTATTTTTTATTAATATAAATAGTTTTACTTGTCCAATTTTGTTTATAATGAGGACATATATTTTGTATCTTTAACCATTCATTTATATTTTCAAATAAATATTGTTTATTACAAGTAATATATTA